ACTTTTTTGTGTACGCCACATTCAACTATAATGGCAAACACGCAAGATTGACATTAGGAGATATGTGGCAGCAGAGAAACAATGATTACAAAGATGGGTATTCAAATATTATTATTCATCCCGATGGAACTATTGGAACTAATTGGAGATAAGGAAGCGAGGTAATTTATAATGAAGATTTTAAGCAATAAGAAATACAACAAACTCATTGAAGATTTTGAGGAATTGCAGAAAAAGGTCGAGGAACTCAAAAGGATAAACGAGAGTATCGGGAAAAAGCTGGAAGACAAAAAGACAAGTTGCAAGCTGAACAATGGTAAGGATTTCTGCTTTAAATGTGAAAACTCTTACAGATACAAGACATATTGGGGAACTACAGAAACCGAAAATTGCGGTTGCTTGCTTGATGTGTCTTGTGAGGATTTTAAGAGAAAAGAAGATAACTAACTAAAAATCAAAGAAAGGAATAGGAGTGCGCACATAAAACCGAGGTTTCCTTTTGGTAGATTTAAAATGTATAAAAAGAAGATTAAATGCGAGATATATCGTGATTCAATGCAAAATTACAAGAAATACGCAATACCGCCAGCGCAGTTGATTATAGCTGATGTTCCTTATAATGTCGGAAACAACTTCTATGGCAGTAACCCTATGTGGTATAACAGTGGCGATAACAAAAACGGAGAGAGCAAACTTGCGAAAAAGGCGGCTTTCAATTCGGATTTTAACTTTAATCTGTACGAATACTTTCATTTTTGTTCAAAGATGTTGAAAAAAGAGGACGCAAAGCCTATCGCAAGGGGCAGAAGTAGTAACAGTCCTTGTATGATTGTATTTTGCGCATTTGAGCAGTTGTCAACATTGATTGCGGCGGCAAAGAAACATGGATTCGTTAATTACATACCTCTTGTATTCTGTAAGAATTACAGTCCACAGGTACTTAAAGCGAATATGCGTATCGTTGGTGCTACGGAATACGCACTTGTACTGTACCGAAATAAGTTACCGAAATTCAGAAACGGCTTGCAGATTGATGAAAACGGAAAGAATATCAGAGGTACAGGACATATGGTATTTAACTGGTTTGACGGCGGTAATGAAGCGGAATGGGGCAGAACTTACTATAACAATGGTTCATATATGATGTGGGATAAAGACGGAAAAGATATACCGAAAATTCATCCAGCACAAAAGCCTGTAGCAGTCCTTAAAAAGCTGATCGAGATTTTTACAGACGAGGGAGATGTTGTTATTGACCCTTGTTGCGGTAGCGGTAGCACACTAAGAGCCGCCGCAGAACTTGGAAGAAGCGCATACGGATTCGAGATTGACAGAATCTTTTACGAGCGTGCAAAGAATGAAATGCTTGTATTCACAGAAAATAATCAAATGACAGTTAATGATTATTTAAAATCGGTATAAGAGACAAGAAAGAGAGGTAAAAATGGAAGAGGAAGTAAAAGAACAGATTAAGGCAATGTTGCTGTTATTAGCAAATACGCTACAGAATAATTGCGTAAGTATGGCGAATGATACAGACGGAAATCTATATTTCTTTGATACAGCAAATTTTTTAAAAAATCGAGAATACAGCGGGCTAAAAGTAAACATACAAGAACTTGTGGGCAGTGGCGATCAAGCCTATATAGAACCACTATAAGGAGTTGATAAAATGATAGTGCATTGTTTATTTGAACAGTCAGGAACATTCAAGAACGCTTTCAAGAAGTATGGAATTGAAGCCTACGACTATGATATTCAGAATGAATTTAACGAAACCGACTATGTTACTGACCTTTTCAAAGAGATTGATAGTGGGTATCAAGGCGAGTCGAGTTTGTTCGATAGGATAAGTCCAGAGGATTTGATATTTGCATTTTTCCCTTGCATAAGGTTTGAAAATCAGATAATGCTGTGGTTCAGAGGACAGTCGGCAAGCCAGGGGAAATGGTCTTTAGAAAAGAAATGCGAATTTGATATGAATTTGCTTAAAGAAGTTTCACTTATGTATGATTTAGTAAACAAATTGTTTATTATTTGCATGAGAAAAGAATTGAAACTGGTAATGGAAAATCCTTATTCAGAAGAGCATTTTTTAAGGCGGTATTGGTGTTATCTCCCGGCGGTAATTGATAGAGACAGGAGAGATAGTGGAGATTACTTTAAAAAGCCTACACAGTATTGGTTTTTGAATTGCGAGCCACAGAACAATTTTATTTTTGATCCAATTAGTTATAACGCTATCGAATGTAAGGACGCTATAAGAACAATGACAAAAGAGCATTATGTAAAAACAGGGGCAGATAATGATAAAACGGCGAGGTCAATGATACACCCACAATACGCAGATAGATTTATAAGACAGTATATATTAGACGAAAAATACTGGAAATAAGGAGTTGATAAAATGGCAAGAGATAAAGGATTTGAACAGCGTATGCAGGGCATGGTCTACGCTTGCAGACTTGCGCAGGAGCAGGGTGTAGAAGCACTTGTAAACAACGTAAAACAACGAGGTGTGACAAAGGTAGACATAACTGCATCGGATAAACAGTTAAATGATATGTGGGGCGCACTGTCTGATAATATTGGACAGAACATGCTTACTACGGTTGTATGGGTGTTACATGATACTTTTGGATTTGGACAGAAGAGGTTACAGCAGTTTATGACCGAATTTGACAAGGCTGCAGCTAATCTTATGAGCCTTGACTACATGGGCGAGCATTATGTGACACTGGAAGATTATGCGGTGGAGTTAAATCAGAAGCATAACTTAGGACTGGACGTAATCAAGGCAACACTTGCAACGGATATGGCAGATAAACAGGATTCAAGAGTCGGAAATGTTGACAAGGTAACAGGTATCATTAATGCGCTTAGACTGGCAGGACATGAAGATGCAGCGGCGTATTTGGAGAGTAAGAAAGAGGTGTGAGAATATGGGAAACAAACATACTATGAACGATCTATACCAAATGCAGTCACTTCCGCTTTCTGCAAAAATAAGAATGACTGCACGTAGGATAAATGAATGGGTTAATGAATTTGGCGAAGATGGAGTGTATCTGTCATTTAGTGGTGGCAAAGACAGCACAGTTTTAGGACACATAATCAGAGAAGTTTGCGGATATAAAAATATTCCTTTTGTATTCGTAGATGTTCCGACACAATATCCAGAGTTAAAGGAATTTACACAGACATTTGATAATCTTGTAATTTTAAAACCTAAGATTTCATTTGCACAGGTTTGTGAACAGTATGGATTCCCGATGATTAGCAAGGTAGTGTCAAATTGTGTAAGCGGTGCGAGAAAATATGTTAAATACCTTGACAGTCAAAAATCTAACAACGCAATCTTAACAGACAGACAATTCCATATGCTTGCTATGTCAGACCCGTTAGGAATAGAAAGGAGAATAAACAAGAAGAACGAACAGCACAAGAACTTGCAGATCGGAGTTATCCCTAGCGGTTCAGAATACAGGTTACGCAGACTGAATGGAGAACTGAAAGATAGTAAAGGCAATTATAGTCAGTTTAATCAAGAAAAATATAAATTCTTTCTTGACGCACCTTTTGAGATAAGCGACTTGTGCTGTGACATTATGAAGAAAAAGCCTGTGCACGATTACGAAAAGAAAACGGGAAGAAAGCCTATTATAGCAACTATGGCGAGTGAAAGCGTTATACGTACACAAAAATGGCTACAGGACGGCTGTAATGCTTTTAATGTAACAAAACCACATAGCAATCCTATGTCATTTTGGACGGAACAAGATGTATTACTTTACATCAAAGAAAACAATCTGCCGATATGTTCAGTTTATGGCGAAGTAGTCACAGATTATGAAGCTGTGGGGCAATGTGAAAATCAAATGTCATTTGCGGATTTTGGTATTTTTGATAAGGAAAGACCATTGCTGAAAACAACAGGATGCCAAAGAACAGGCTGTGTACTGTGCGGATTCGGTTGCCATTTGGAAAAAGAAAGCAGATTTTTAAGGCTGAAAGAAACACACCCTAAATTCCATAATCTGCTATATATTTTGAAAAACAATGGCGTGACATACGCAGAAGCTATTGACTGGGTAAACGAACATGGTGGTTTTAACATTAAATATTAAGGAGCGTGAGTGAATGACGGAGAATGAAGCAATCGAGAGATTGAAGTGCATGAGATTATTTATGAAGTTGGAGGATAAAGAAAATAAATCCAAATTTCTTGACAGTGATTATGAAGCAAACCACATGGCAATAAAGGCACTTAAAAAGCAGATACCGAAGAAAGTTAGGTATGAAGATGTTGGCTATGAACAGTATGGCAATGTCAATGTATATGCTTGCATATGTCCATCGTGTGACTTAGAAATAATTAAATTCGATGACAATGATGTTTCTGAAAAATGCGAAAGTGATGATGTAGAAAAAATGTTTCACAGCAGTATGGCGCATCATGCTTATGTTGGATTGAATAATTATTGTAACAGATGCGGTCAAAAATTGGACTGGTCAGAAGAAAGCGAGGAAAACAATGAAACTGATTGATGCAGATGCACTAAAGAAAGATTTAAAATCGGTTACTTTAAGCAATGGAACTTTAGTAAATACAAATGCAGTATTGTATTTACTAGAAGAATATCCGACGGCTTATGATGTGGATAAGGTTGTGGAACAGTTGGAAGAACTAAAAAGAAGATATGATATCGAGGAATTTGGGATTAGAGGAGTTATTTGTAAAGCAATCGAGATTGTGAAAGGCGGTGGAATGAATGACAGAGAATGAAGCAATCAAGGCAATAAAAGATAACAAGCCTACAAGCGGTTATTATATTTTGAACGAAGCATTAGATATGGCAATACAGGCACTTGAAACAGTACAGAAATACAAAGACCTTGAATCTGAACTATCTAAACGCAATCTGACAATTGACCATATCAGAGAATACATGGAATTTGAGGACGAATGTGTGGAACAGGAATTTACTTTTAAATCTCTGTTGGAAGCAAGAGAGAATCAGAATAGAAAGAAGCCAATTTTAAGTATGTATGAAAAAGGTTGTATGGCTATTGATTATTCAGATGGGCATGGAGAAATAAAACAGACTGAAAGTAATTTCTGGCGTTGTCCTAAATGCAAATCAGTTGTGGGAGAAAGAATTATTGTACATGGCAGGATTCACGACCAGCGGAAAAAGAAATATTGTGAAAATTGCGGTCAGAGAATCGACTGGGAGGGAATTAAAAATGAGTGATGCATGGAAAACTGTACTTACAGTGATTGTTCTGATTGTTGGTATGGTGATTGAAAGTAGATGTGATAGTGAATATTGAAGAATAAATAAGAATTTAAGGAAGACAAAACATGATAAAAAATAAAGAGCTTTTAGAGATGATAGAAAAAAAGAAACAGGAAGTGTCTTGTGATAACTGCAAACATTGCAACTTAGGGGCATATCATAGTGGAAAATGGTATTGCAACAAAAGAAGCGTGTTTGATGTAGTTACAGACATAAAGGAATGTTTTGAAAGAAAATAAAAATTTAGGATGAAAATATGACTGAAATAGAAAGATTGGATAAAGAAATTCATGAACAAAGAGAAGAAAATTTTGGGCTGTATTCTATATTTCAATATAGACTTCAAGAAGAAGTGATGCAGCCACTCATAAAGGAATGGCGAGATGGGAGCAATCATTTGAAACAACTAATTGCAAAGAGAAATATGCTTATACAAAGCAAGGAACCATCTTTTGCCAATGAAAAAAAGACCTTTGTAAATGGATATGGTGAAGCAACAAAACGAGAAATCACATCATCAACATATACTAGGGCTGAAAAAAGATTGTCAAAGCAAATAATGAATTTTGTGAGCTAAACTAAGGATTTAAGGAGAATTGAAATTATGGAGAATGTAACAGGAGCATATGCCCTATATGAATTTTTAAAAGAATTGGTAGAAAGTGGCAAACTGAAAGAGAACAATGATAATTCAGAAGTTTACTTTATTGATGAAGATAGCTTTGCTCATGGTATAACAGATTATTCGTTTGATGATAATCAAAGTTTGATTCTTTGGTAAACTAAGATTAAAGTTTAGTGGAGGTACAAGATGAAAGAATTTCCGATTATGAAGAATAAGGGTAAGGAATATATTCCTTACGATGTTATTAAACCGCATGAGGAACAGGCATTAAAAAACCACTGCGGACAGACATTAGACAGGTTGGCAGAAAGAGGAGGTCTGTCTTGGGCGGAAGCGTATGCGGTTTTAACAGATAGTAAATTTCCTAGTATAAAAGAGTATATTTCAGAAGAATTTTATGAGAAAAAAGTCAAAGAGATTGTATCAAATACAGAGTTAAACTAAGTATTTTATGAATAATCAGATAACGCTTGAAGAAATAGGAATGATATTGCCAACATCAGAACAACTCAAAAAAGATTTCAGTACCGCCGTAATGCCGTGCTTTGACTGCATATGCAACCATTGCGCAAACTGTACAGAATGTTGGGATAAATGTACCGGAGAAATGGTCGAGCCGTGCTATGTGTGCGAGGACTGCAGGAATTATGACGGACGGGGCAGGGATTTATGGCGATGCGAATGTGATCGGTATAAAATCACGAATCAATATGCGAAGAGAAAAAGAGAAAAGATTCGGATTGTGAGGTGAAAAGATGTGTACAATGGAATGGAAAGAAGTTAATCCAGAACAGAATAAGAATTTAGGAGCTTCCTGTATACTTTAAAGAGTAAAGGGAATTGACCAAAAAGAATACCTCAAGTAAATTTAGATTATTACTGACCTGCCAGTTGGTAAAATCTAAAAACACAAGAGGTATTCAAGATGAATGTTAAAACAAGAAGAACAAAAAAGCAAGTAAATGTAGAAAATCAGGCAATAAAGCTTCTGGCAAAAGAAGAATTGGGCAGGAAAATAGAGGTGATTAAAAAAGAACTGAGATCCTATACCTGGCGAGACTTGGAAACAAATGGTAAGTTTGCTAAGAACGATAAACTCTCCTTCATTACGGATGACATGCTTATAGCAGGATGCGATATAGGCAGTGAGACTCATTATATCAGGGCAATCGATGTCAGAGGAAGAGAGCTAAGCAGCGGGGCATTCGAGTTTAGCAATACTTCAGAAGGCTTTGCGAATGCCAAGGCATGGGTGCTGGCACTTGCGGCAAAAAACGATAAGAAACAGATAGTGCTGGGTCTTGAACCAACAGGTCACTACTGGTTTGCGTTGGCTGCATGGATGATTTCTAACGGAATCAGCGTTGTCCAGGTAAATCCATATGCTGTAAAGCAGAGTAAAGAAATAGAAGACAATAGCCAGCTCAAGGATGACAGAAAAGATCCGAAACTGATTGCGAATCTTGTGAAAGATGGAAACTACGGAATGCCTTATCTTCCAGAAAAAGTTTACGCAGACATGAGAAGACTCTCCATGTTCAGGGATCAGCTTACCGAAGACAGGATAAGAAATATCAATCGTCTTCACAGGGAATTAAAAATCTATTTTCCAGAATACATGGACGCATTTGGAAAAATAGATGGAGCATTTACTTTGGAAGTACTGAAAGTATCAGCTATCCCATCGGATATCACAGCACTGGGAGCAGAAGGCATAAAAAATATCTGGTACAATGTAAAACTAAGAGGACGTGGTTACAGCAGAGCCAATGAAATCGTGAGCTATGCAGAGAAAAGTGTGGGATTAACGGATGGAACGGATGCAGGGCGTGAGGCAGTGAAATGGTATGCAGAACAGATCCTGAAGCTGGATGAGCAGCTTGCTGTGGTTGAAAGTACATTACATGAAAAATGCAGGGAAATACCTTGCGCAGAAAACATACTTGAAATCAAAGGTGTAGGTGAAAACATACTGGCTGGAATACTGGCAGAAATGGGAGATATCAGCAGATTTGATGATGTGAAGGAAATCCAGAAGCTAAGCGGGATGGGGCTGGTGGCATGCAGTTCAGGCAAGCATAAAGGCCAGACGAAAATCAGCCACAGAGGACGCAAAAGACTCCGGTACTGGCTGTTCCAGGCAGCAAAGTCAGCGGTGTCGCATGCAGATGAATTTAAGCAGCTACATGAGTACTATACAACACGAACCAACAATCCGCTGAAAAAGATGCAGTCACTGGTTGTGATAGCCTGCAAGATACTGAGGGTGATTTACACGATTCTAAAGACAGGAACAACTTATGATCCGCAGAAACTGTTGAAAGATATCAAACGGCCAACGGCTTCACAGGCACCAATGGCAGCATAGCAAATAAAATAAAAGAAGTAACTCCAGAACTCTGTCGAGTGGCTGATGGAAGGCATCGGAGACTGGACAGGGTTCTGGAACAGAAACCCGTAAACGATGGAGTCTAGAACGGACTGCATCTGTAAAAGACCAACAGTAAGCCGTAGTGGTATAGCGTCCACTGAGTAAATCAGTACCACGACAAGTGAATGCAGGTCAGTAACAAATCAAACACAAAAACAAGAGCTGTAGCCGGCATCGGTTTTTACCGTGGGGCATGACCCCGTTTAGGAGCTTGGCTGGCACTCAGTGTATGGTAGGTGGAACGAAGGAAGTTGGGATATGATCCCCTTAGACACGGAAGGTTCATCATCATAGTTGATCAGAGGGAAAATAGCCTTTATAAAGCAAACAACAGGGATGCTTTAAGAAGTGTACCCATTAATCAGCTATTCGGTACAAGATACTACGATATCCATCACTTCCGGCTCTTGTTTTGAGGTAAATAAATATCGTCAAAGCCAGTAAAATCAATAGATTTAGGCTTGACAGAATAGGAAGGTAGAGATGAGTAAACGACCGGAAATTACAAAGGAACTATCCATGTCATTGGAAAAATACATAAATCCTAAAAATGACACAAGAATTTATATGGCTAAAGAAGTCACATTTGATTATGCCACAGGACATGCAATAAGAGTGGACTATATGAAATTTAAGCCTGTTAATAACACAGTTTCCGGAATTGAAAAAGGGGATTTCTATTGTTATGAAGTAAAATCTTCTATTGAAGACTTCAATTCAGGACACGGCTTGAACTTTATAGGCGATTACAATTATCTTGTGATGCCAGAAGAAGTTTATACGGCGGTTTCAAATAAAATCCCTTACTTTGTAGGGGTACTTGTCCCAACAGAAAGCAGTTGGCGTAATAACTGGAGAGAATTGACAGTAATTAAGAAGGCAAAACGCAGAGACAGAGAAAAACCATTATCGGAAATGCTTTTTATGATGTTCCGTTCTGCGTCGAGAGACAGATATAAAGTATCTTAAACTGAGATTTAGGAGATAATTTTATGGAATCAGAAAAACAGGATATTAATTGCAAGAAGTGTGGTAAATACATTCTGACAGAGCATAGAGGTCAGGACGGAAAAATACGTTGCATTAAAGGCAGTTATCAAAATGGCGTTTATTATGGTATTGAGGATGCATTTTACTGTAATGAATGTGCGAAAATAAAATAGAAAAGGAGTGAACTAATAAGTGCGTTTTTCAGAGCTTACAAGACCAGAACTTGAAAGCATCATCGAAAACGCAAATTTTACAGAAGATGAGCTGGTAGTGTTTAAAATGCTGACAAAAGGAAAGACTATTACAGAAATAGCACAAAAGACAAATGCGTGTAATCGCACAGTTAGCCGAAGAATTGAAAAAATAAAATCAAAAATAAATAGAATCGGAGGTTTGACTATATGACAGTTGTGCTTACACAGAATGGGAAAGAAATTAATCCAGAAGATGTAGTTTTGCCGTCAGAGGTTTTGAAACTGATTGCGGAGCTGATTAATTGACGAAAAATTGATAATAGTGTAGAATGCGTCATGTAGTGAATATGGCGCATTCTTTTATGTCTGATGGAGGAATAAGGATGGAATGTGTCGCATATATGCGTGTTTCTACAGAGAAACAGGCAGAAGAGGGAAACGGATTAGACAGCCAAAGGAGAGATATTGAAAACTATTGCAGAAAAAATGAACTGGTAATTACAGATTGGTACATTGATGATGGGTATACAGGCGCAAATATGGACAGACCAGAATTGCAACGGCTTGTATCAGACTGTGATCGTAAGCGTGTAGGCTATGTTGTTGCTTTCAAGCTGGATAGAATATCACGTAGCATGGTGGACGGTATTTATCTAATTGAAAGAGTATTCCTTAAAAATAATGTGGAGTTTAAGTGTGTACATGACAGTATCTGCTATGATAATCCTATGGAGCAGGCTTATACACAGATGATGGCGGTATTTGCACAACTGGACAAGAATACAATGTTATTGCGCATGCGTGGTGGAATGTTGGAGCGTGTCAAGCAAGGCTACTGGATGGGCGGTGGTAATCTTCCATACTGCTATACATACAGCAAAGATACAGGAACACTTATACCAATTCCAGAACGCAAGGAACAGGCAAACAAAGCAATGGATTTATTCTTGCAAGGATATTCAGACGTAAAAATCCGTGATATGTTAGGATTTAAAAGCGAATTTGTTGTGAAGCAAGTACTCACAAGCCCTGTAAACATTGGAATGATACCGTATAAGGGGAATATCTATCAGGGATTGCATGAACCTATATTTAATAAGGAAGTGTTTGAAAAAGCCCAACAATTCAGAGCAATAAGGAAAAACAAAAGGGCAAGTTGCCATAACATTCAAACTAACTTATTGACAGGTTTATGCTATTGTGGAATCTGTGGATGCGCTATGAGATATCAAAAGTGGACGCATGGAAAGCATAAGATTTACTGTTGTTCCAGGAACAAGGACTTGCATTATCTTCCTAACCACAATCCAAACTGTAATAACACATTGGAATGGGCTTCGGATATTGAAAAAGCTGTAGAGGACGAAATACTTTTAATATCTGCTAATATATCAGAATATAAGCCAAGAATGAAAGAGTCTAAGTTAGAAATATTGCAAGGGCAATTAGAAAAAGAGCAGACTAAGCGTAAAAGGCTATACAACCTGTATGCAGAGGGAAATGATGATGTTATCAGCATGATTAAAGAAATTGAGAAAGTAATAGAAGATATCCGTAAGCAGATTAGAGAAGAATCCGCAATAGAAACGAATAAAACTAGGCAAAATGTATTTAAGAACATAAAAAATCTTGCCGACATTTGGGAAGATATCGACAAGAAACAAAAAAATATGTTACTAAAAAGTATAATTGAAAAAATCGTAATTAGCAATGGAAATATTGAGATAAAATTGAAAGATTTTTAGCACTACAATAATGCTATTCTATGGTATATATTTACTGCTAATATAGGTATATTTATTTAGCAGTAAAATAGTACCATACCCATGGCATGTGGTTAGTGCTAATGCGCATATTTACTACACTTTTGAGTCACTATAATGGCATTTATTTGTCACTTATAGTGGCTTTTTTTATTTTATGCTTATTACAAAGGGAGGAATAACCCATGAATATTGAAACGGACGAAATCATAGAAAAGTTATGTGCTAGGGAAGATGTACAGGCGATACCGACAATCTACCAAGTAGCCATGACTCATGCGATACAGGAAGTATTAAAAGATGTTAATGAGAATATGCAATCAGCAAAAAGAGATTACTAAATACCTATCTTATGATGATACGAACATATTATATGAGACTGAAAAGTTGAAAAAGGAGAACTAATATGCAACCGTATGTGAATCCATATTACCTACAGCAGAACCAGCAGGGATATCCGCAGTATTATAACCCACTGGCACAGGTGCAAAACAGAGCAATAGATTATCAGCAGAACATGCCAAATACATACCAGCAGAATCAGATTGTGCAGGGAATTAACGGGAAAATAATTGCGGAGATGAGTCAGATAACAGCAAATGATGTGCCTATGGACGGTAGTGTTGCATTTTTCCCAAAGCAGGACCTGTCAGAAGTGTACGCCAAGAGTTGGAATGCAGACGGTACAATCCGCACAGTTACTTACAAGCCTGTTTTGGATAATGAACCTAAGAATGTACCGACCGATACAGAAAAATTGAAATGCGATCTATCAGATGAAGCAACACAGGGAATTATGGATAAATTCGAGGAAATATCTGACAGGCTAGGTCAATTAGAAAAATCTTTGCAATCTCAAAGAAAAACTTCACAGTCACAGAGAAAGGATGATTAAGTATGTTTAATCCTATGCAGTTAATGCAAATGATGAAAAGTGGAAACCAACAGCAGATGGTACAACAGCTTATGGGGAACAGCCAGTTAATGCAGAATCCAATAGCCAAGAATGCTATGCAGATGGCACAGAACGGAGACACTAAGGGCATTGAGCAGATGGCTAGGAATTTGTGCAAAGAAAAGGGATTGAATCCCGATGAAGCAATGAACCAAATTAAAAAACAGTTTAATTTATAAAAGCTAATTCTTGCAAGATTAGAAATAAATTTAATGGAGGTAAAAAGTATGTTTTCAAACAATTGTGCATCCGTTCCGCTTGTGGCGAACATTGACGGAAACGGAAATGGCAACGGTAACTGGGCTGACGGTGGATGGCTTTGGTTTATAGTTGTAATTTTTGCAATTTTCGGTGGCTGGGGCGGCAGCTTCGGTGGCTGGGGAAATGGCAATAATGGTGGAGCGACACCATACTCAACAAGTGCAGTTACACAGGCTGACTTACAGAGAGGATTTGATAATCAGGCGGTTGTGTCAAAACTTGATGGCATTACAAACGGACTTTGTGACGGATTTTATGCAGTGCAAACCGGCATGAATGGCATCAACACAAACATTTTACAGACCGGCTACGGCATCCAGCAGGCGATCAACGCTGATACGGTTGCTAATATGCAGAATACAAATGCTTTGCAGGCACAGCTTGCTAACTGTTGCTGTGAAACCCGTGAAGCTATTCAGGGAATTAATTACAATTTAGCAACTAACACCTGTGCTTTACAGAACACCATGAACAGCAATACAAGAGACATTATCGACAGCCAGCAGGCAGGAACAAGAGCAATTCTTGACTTCTTGACCAATGACAAGATTGCAACCTTACAGGCAGAGAATAACGATTTGAGAAGAGCTGCTTCACAGGATAGGCAGAACGCACTTCTGACTTCAGCTATGAGCGCACAGACAAACCAGATTATTGACGCTGTAAGACCGACACCTGTACCAGCATTCCCTGCATCTAACCTCTACGGTTATGCATATAACGGATGTGGATGCAACACAGGCTGTGGATGCTAACAACAGAATATCGGTAACTTAATCAAAGATTATGTCTGCGTATAGCAGTGTTACAGGAAACTAAAGGGCAGGCAGTATAGTCTGCCCTTTTCAATTTTATGGAGGTAAATTTATGGAAATTACAGCAATTGCATTACAGACGGTAGAAGCTGGACAGGATGTAGCTTTCACAGAAACAGCGGTAAACGGTACAAATTGCATTGTCCATAGACAGGGCAGTGGAATCATTAAATTAAGGGGAATCACAAACCAGTGCAGGGCAAGATATCTTGTGGGATATTCTGGGAATATACAGATACCTACAGGCGGTACAGTGGATGCCATATCACTTGCTATTTCTGTAGACGGAGAACCATTGCAGTCAACAAGAATGATAGTTAGCCCTGCATCTGTCGAGAATCTTTTTAACGTCAGCGCACAGGCATACATTGATGTTCCAAAGGGATGCTGCAGCACAGTATCTGTTGAAAATACATCTGCACAGACAATACAGGTTCAGAACAGCAACTTAATTGCAACAAGGGAAGCATAAGGGGGCGTATATTATGGATATCAAGAGAATGCATGATATGATTGAAAAACTGTCTGAATGTGCAAAGTCCGAATTTGACAAAGGCATTGAGAGTGTGAATACGGATGAAATGGGAAAAGTAACAGATATGCTTAAAGACCTTGCGGAAGCCATGTATTACCGTACATTGACAAACATCATGGAAGAATCTGACGTAGAAGATGCACTGGAAATGCTTGATCGCAGATTTTATGACGATTACCGTTATAAGACTACTGGCAGATATGCGCCTAAAGGCAAAGGTAGTTACGTTGGCAGACGTGGCTATGAAGAACCACCATTCATGCACATGATGAACAGGGAAGATTTGCAGGACTGGGATTCCATGTCTGAACGTGAGCGTATGCGTGACCTTGACAGGGCATCAAGAGGACGTATGTACTATACCGAGACAGAACCCATGCACAAAGACGGCGGTATGAGAGACAGCAGAGAGGGCAAAGCTGGCATGATGCGTAAAGGCTACATGGAGACAAAAGAAATGCACAAGGGAACTACCCCACAGGACAAAGAAGCCAATATGCACAGCTTGGAAAGCTATCTGAAAGAATTATCTGAGGATTTGACAGGGTTACTGGCAGATATGACACCAGAAGAGCGGCAAATGGCAAAGACAAAGATTACCACACTTGCGGCTAAGATGTAAAGGCAAAGGCTAGGGCAAATAACTCTAGCCTTTTTGATTAGAACCTTGAAAATAAAATAATGGCTAGAAAATTTTGAAATAGTACTTGACTTAGCGTGTACACTGTAATATACTAAATGTGTACACAGAAAGAGAGGTGAGAAAAATGTCACCAAGGACAGGCAGACCCAAAATAGAAAATCCCAAATCAGAGCAAATAAAAATTAGAGCAACAAAAGAAGATAAAGCGCTTCTTGAAAAATGTTGTGAAGAGTCAAACAAAACTCAATACGATATTGTGATGACTGGGATAAAAAAGGTTTATGCTGAAATAAAAAAATAGAACGTTGGCACGACTGGAAATCTGTACAACGTTCTATCCAAGTGAGATATCTCTCATGTGAAATATTCTATCACATAAGGGAATCTCACACAAGTATTATTTTGAAAGTGAGGTTTTAATAATGGACAAATTTTTAGAAATCGTTTATGAAGGACAGTTTGAAGAAAGAAAAATGACAGACAAGTATATGGAATTTTTTAAGCCTACTCTTGATAAGCTAAAAGGAATTTTAAGCCATGAACTTTACGAGACAATAGAGCAAGAGTTTATTGACAATGCTGTTGATTCTAACAGATTTTATGCGGTTGAAGGTATGAAACTGGCTATTGGCATAATGGACGGAACTTATATTCCATTTGTTTAATGGGGGCGCATTTATGAATAAAGAAATCAAGGTTAGCTCTAAAATTTTAAGGAAATTAGAGGGGAGAACAGAAAAAGGGAAACACATTAAGGGATATATAGAAATTTTAGACGAGCACCAAATGGAGCCGGTTGAATTTTTCATTTGGTTTCATGGAGGAATGTTTGAATAGGGGGAACTAATATGGCAGAACTTGTAAAGATTGAAAATACAGAAATGGCAATCAAAGAATATAACGGTATGAGAGTTGTCACCTTTGATGATATTTGCTCTGTACATAAATGTGAAAGAAAACGTTTATCAAGGCATTTTGAACGAAAGAGAAAACATTTTATAGAGAATGAAGATTATTATACAATTACAAGAAAACAGTTGAACGACATGGTGTCGCCCAACTCAAAGATAACTGGAAATCCAAATATTAAAACGCACTTATTTACTGAAAGCGGTTATTTAATGGTTATAAAATGTCTTGATGATGATTTAGCATGGGAAGTACAGCGGCAACTGGTAAACTCTTACTTTGCGGTCAAGAATCAGATGGAAACAGCAGAACCAAAGATAGAGGATTGCAACTATCATGTCAGCATGACACCTGTGCCAAAGACACCTACATGGTATGCAAGGAATCAGCGTAGGATTGAAAGGATAGTCCAGGCAATACACGGTAAAAAATCACAGTTGTATCATAGAATCCTGTTGTTTGTTGGAGAAGAATACGACCTTGATGAAGCCGCCGCTATCTATGAACAGGAAAAGGGATATCCACCAAGATATTCCATGGACATGATTAGTTACTTCCCTGAATTATCAGAGTGCGCAGACAAATATTTGGAATGTGCCGAAAAATCCTTAAAGGAAAGTGGAAAATTATAATAGTGTAAAAGAAACCGCCAACCGTAAAAAGCTGGCGGTTTTTGGATAGGAGTTGATTTTATGTATTTTACAGTAAACGGTCAAACATGGAAATTAGCTTTTGTTCCTGCCAATAGCCAAGACTTACAGCGCAGTGACGGAACGTACACATTTGGTGTTACAGACAACAACACTAAGACAGTATCAATCGCAAGTGGCATGTCTACATACATGACAGAACGTGTAATCTGCCATGAACTAACTCATGTCATGTGCTTTTCGCATGATGTGTCTATACCTATAGATTTGGAAGAACGGTTGTGTAATTTCATGGCTGATTATGGAAAAGAGATAATATATCTGTTAGATGATTTGCTGGCAAAGTTGCGTACTAATGCAATTTGAGATTGATTTTTGCAAAGAAATTTCAAATTTCCACAGAAAAATGCTAAAAAAAGATGTGTACCTAAAAATCTCTAGGAGAAAAAAATATTCTGAAACAAATTTGACCGCCCCTAGGTGCTTTTCTGACTGGTATTTTCAGAACGGTTTTGAAGCAAAATTTTTTTCGGATTTTCCACAACATTCGGAAAAAAATTGATGCCCCCCTGGGGTGGTTTTTGGACTGGAAAAACCAGGTCAGAAACGTGACCAGATTTATGTGCAATATTTGGAAGATTGTGACCAGAAAATAAATGCAAAACTTTACAATGCTAAAGTGCGTGTATCTGGTGGCTATAGAGCATAGACGCATAACGGATATACCAACAGAACGCACTGTAAGCCACTGTAAGGCAGTTTAAAGCTAACAGGGTACAACTTATAGCACGGATATAGTTATAAACACTCTACGCCTGTTTTATGCTCTTGTCAAGGTACGGTTACTGCATACGGTTATATGGACGTATAACGCACACATAGCCCTGTACAGTAACATGGTACTGGAAAAAGGATGGAAATTTCCCACCCTTTACCAAAACACTATATGATCATTTGCGACTTTGTAGTGAAACCAGTTTCCAGACTGGTATTTGATGCAAGTGTAACCCACTGCATCCGTCCATACTTGCACGATATCCCCATAAATCCAGTTATCAAAAAGTGATTTATGGTACAAATAAAAGTCTTTTGCTGTCATTCGCCCACCTCCTTATATGGCAAAAGCCCCACAATTACATGGGGCTGTAGATTGACCTGTTACCGTATTTCTTGCGTGATTCTATGCGATAGTTCAAGAAATTATTACATTCTATGAGCCACGCATACACGGCACTTTCTATATAGCTTTTCCCAGGCTTATCCTCATTAATCCACCAAAGGAAATTATCTATTGATTTTTCAAAATTGCGCTTATCTATATAGTTAATATCCAGACCGATATCAACTATATCTTCTCCCGCTTTTTCAATTCTGATAGCAGTATACACTGTATCATGGTTTTTCAACCATATGTTTTCATTTTCCACGCAATATACTGTCATGTCGTATGCACTGTGAACTTCCTTTTCTTCATTTGCTAATACACTCATTTTTTATCCTCCATATCATTTTTATTCCCTATCGGGTAAAAGCAAGTCGGGGAATCGAACCCAGAAAGTGCCGACCTTGTCTAAATAATTACACCTAAGCGCATACAATCTCGCTTTTTGTCACATACAATTTTCCATTTTTCAAAATTGCCGTTAATATTATCCGTGGTTCTGGTCTCCATCCAGTCAGCGCAAGCTTTCTTGTATTCCTGTCTTGCATCATTTTTCCTTGTATGCAAATCCTCTGTAAATGTCATATAATCAACCATCCTTTCATTATGCGCCCTGTCTCATCAGTGCAGGTGGGGCAGTTCCTACAAACCGCCTTTTGGCGGTTTCGACTATTCGCATTTAGTAAATAAATACAGCGGTATAAAATCCACGACATTCTGTAACGTGATTTTTACACAATTTTCTAATCTCATTTATTTTCGTGTGCGTCTCTTTAGTTGGGTACTGTCCTTCGTAGTCTGTATTTATACGCAATGCAGGAACATCTTCGCCGTTGCGGTTGTAAACAGTAATTAATTCTGCATCATATCCGCATCCAGATAACTTTTTCTGCAATCTCTTTAATTTTTCCATGTTCAAAACCTCTCTTTCGTTTTCTGGTCTGCCATCATCAGAGCCGGGAGACCATCCCACGGCTGACGCTCCAAAATCGGAGCGTTTCGGCTATTCGCAAATTCTGCGGAAAATTTCAATTGTGAGTTCTGCGGCAGCTCTTTTTCTTTCGGACGTGTAGCCGTGGCGTTTGCTCTTTAAGGCTTTTTCTGCTTGCTTGAGGTTTCCAACTCCCCAAGATGCCGCTTTGTTGAGTTTTTCCCATTCATCCGGTGCAACTTTTACGGCTTTAAGTGTTGCCGTGTTGATCTCGTAATTGTCTTTGTCTTCTGGGTGTAAATCTTCGCAAACTGGAATATATTCATGTGTTCCCATGTTTTCACCGATATTCCATACGAAAAAGCCGACAGGAATTTTTTCCACGATTTCAAAAATATCAGTTTTTTCACAAAGTGTAGAAGTGCTATAAATTTTGTTGTTTTCAATTTTTACTATTCTCATGTTGTCGTCCTCTCTTTCTGTGTTTCATTTGATACTTGTATTATACATAAATTAAGCACTAATGTATATTGACAAAACACACAAAATTAAGCACTAATATTATATCAGAAATTGTGCATCATTATTAAGCACTAAAAAGTTATTGACTATTTAAGCACTAATATATATAATGTAGTTATAACAATGCAAAGGAGGTTTGAAGCATGTCAGTAACGGAAAATGAAAAAGCACTAAAAAACAGGCAAGCAGTAAAAAAATGTATGGAAAGCAGAGACAGAATAAACATAATATTACCGCAAGGCACAGTAGACAGAATAAATGCATATGGATTAAAAACAAGCGCATTTGCGAGACAGTTAATATTAGAAGAACTGGCAAGAATGGACAAAATGAAAAAATAATTTTAATTAAGCACTAATTAAGTGTTGACAATTAAGCACTAATATGCTATATTATAGTCAAGGAACAGGTAACAAGCAAAGAGAGGAAAATGGAACATGAAAATAAAAGGAAAATATAAAAGAGAAATGGGCTTCATTTACGTATACAGTAACAATACTGTATACACCATATCCATCTATGACGGCAACTGGAGTTGCTGCAAGGTTGGAAATCGTACAGCAATGGGTCAAATACTGACCCAAGAAGCATACGACCGTTGGGAGTCTGAGTGCTCCAAGGTCGGAGAATTTGAGTTGAAATAGAGAGGAGAAGAAAACATGAAGAAATATTATGTATTTGAAGATAACTATGACGTTGAAATCTTCGAAAGCAAAGGAGAAGCGGTTAGACATTATGAAATCCGTTTAGACAGATTAACAAAGGAAGAGAAAAAAAATTTGGAATATTTTAGACTTTATGAAATAGAGACAGACACGAATCCCAATGATTACGAGGGGGATTTAATTGACTTGATAACAGAAATGATTTTTAAGATTAAATAGGAATGGAAGAATAAGAGAGAGGATGGGTAAATGTTAGAACTATACGGAAACTATTATAAGTTATTTAAAGGTCATGGAACAACGCCCCAGAAAATAACAGTAGTTGCGATAGATGGCTATGATGTTACATATATCATGGGGCATTATAGCAAAGATGAGCTTTTGAGCCGTGGAGATACGGTAGACGAAGCAATAAGAAACATGTGCCTTGTTAAAAACAAGTGCAATGTAAGCAAAATCCTTACGCAAGCCACAAAAAAGCAAATCGAAGCTTTGCACAAGGAAGAAAAGAGAATAAAAAGAATGATTGTGGAAATGGATAGAGCAAAACAGGAGAATCTATAAATTAAAAGCGGTTGCAAAACCTACCAAGTCAACGCAACCGCTACCCAACAAAAAGAAAGGCAGATACATTATAACATGTATCTGAATGGTTAGCAATATGTTTAATTACAAATTATTTAAAAAAGAAATGCAGGAAAGAGGACATGAAGTACATAAGAAATGCGATTATATTGTTATAGAGCCAAATAATAATTATAAAGAATACGGAAAAGGTTTTTTCTCAGCATGGGAAGTAGTTGAAGGTTTTGAGGATTACTTAAAATTTATATCCATGGATCACTTTAACACTTGGATTTACTCTGTTAGATTTAAGATTGCTTAATTAGTATTTGCATTGTATAATATAAATTAAGTAAAGGAGGATTTGCACATGAAAATTGTAGCAGACAATATTTATTTTTATACTTGGACAAGAGATAATCTTGTCCAAAAGTTAGAGGATTTTAACAAGAATAATGAAAAGAAATTATTTGGAAAGTTCCCGGCTACACATTGCAGTGGGCTCATGCGCTATAAATTACTCACTGATGGGTTAAACCTCTTAAAGAGGTTTTGCGCAGATAATGGTGCGGAATTGGTTACTGTCCTTCCATTAGAAGTTGATATGGAAAGGAACATACAGAAACTTATGAAGAAGTGTGGTATTGAAAGATAGGAGGTATTTAATGCGTAAGGTCATAAACGGTAAAATGTACGATACAGATACGGCTACAGCTGTAGCCGAAAATATAGAATATGAGAACGAGCAACCATATTCCAGAGTTACGCTATATAAAAAGAAAACAGGAGAATTTTATTTCTTGTGTGAAAAATTCACAGAAGATAAAAACACCTGGATAGAGCCAATACTGGAAGATGAAGCAAAAGATTTTGCAGAAAAAGTATTAGACGGAGATCAATACGAAGCGGTCTTCGGGAAAGTAGAAGAATAAATTAACTAGCTTAATATATGCAAAGTAATTAGTTTGCTTCGCAAAAAGCACCTTTAAAATGAGGGTGCTTTTTGTTTGCACTATACAATAACATGCGATATAATAGTTATATATAACATGCATATATAGTATGCGATATCTCTTGTTATATCGCAAGAAAGAGAGGAAAACATGAAAGATTACCAGAAAAGAGCAAACGACAACTACAGGTCAAAATTTGATATAGTGCAAATTAGGTTAGTAAAAGGCACTAAAGAGCAAATAATTAATAATACAGGTAAATCTATAAGCCAGTATATACAAGATTTAATAGATAAAGATTTACATAATAATTTTGATTTACCATATACAGCAGAATACCGTCCAAACGTCACAGAATCGTCTAGGACAAATGAAAATGAATTTGACGATAAAATTATCGACAACGATATTAAAATTGATTCTAGGGCATTTAAGAAGCATGTGCCGACAGAAGAGGAAGAGACAGACAACCGTATGCGACTGTTGAAGCTACAGGAAGAGATAAACGCAAGGAAGACATGTATTATTAAGCCTGTAGAGCAAAAGCCAACACTGACCGACATACAAATACCAGATAAACCACCATTTTAAACCTATAAATGTTTCCAAATTTTAACCGATTTAACCGTTATGGATACAAAATGTATACAGCTTGTATCCGTAGTATAGTATAGGTTAGGTAAGGTTAGTATAGATTATATATCGCGTATACGCGCGAGACAACAAAAAATTTCCTGTTAAGTGCAAAACAGTTTTAAATTTTGGATTTAAAGACAGATTTTTATTATCGGTTTAAATTTCCATTTGCGGATATATTAACCGTTTACCTACTGGATAATTTTTTTAAAAAACCTATTGCATTTTTATAAAATGTGTTTTATTATGTATATAAGCTCATACGAGAGCTATACACGATTAAGATTTATAGGACGGTTTACATAACCGTTTATTCTAAGGAATTGCCGAGAGCAAGGCGCAAAAGCATATAGCATTTAAACAGTGCTAGTGTTTTTAGTTTTGTTTCTCGGCTTTTTTATTTTTCTAGGAGGTGATCAGGAGCATGGAGAAGGTAACAGAACAAGACGGAATGGAAGTATATGAAAATGATATAGCTATGGCTCTATCTATGTTCTGCGAGTCGCACAGCATAGAGGATTTAAAGAAAGAATCCCAGAGTGTCTGGAATGCTGCGTTAAGGTATATCCGTAAGATCGTCTTCCCGGTTAAGGATATACTTAAAGCTAAGACTAATATTAATATATCTAGCAATATTATGCCTAGTAATTACAACAGGTATAATTATGAGTTAGTAAATAATATATGTGATATATATATAGATTTATGTTTCCTGTATGATAAAGAGGTATCTATCATAGGATTTAGTAATATTACAGGAATAGATACAGAAAACATTAATAACTGGGGGAATAATAACGGGAAGCTAAGTCAAGAGGGATTTGTCGTATACAAAAAACTATATGAGTATCGTGAGGAATCTTTAAGTGATAAGCTTGCCACAGGGAACAAGAACCCAGTAGGCATACTGGCGATCCTTAACAGACATTACCAGTGGAATCTACCTGGCGTGAGCCGAGAGAAAGCTAATAATACAGCACTACCAATGTCAGAGTTGCTACATTTAGGTGCAAATAATGGCAGTTTCCAACAGTTAGAAGACAATAATAGTATTGTTGACAGTAATACAAATAGCTAGAAATGCAGTATTTACAAGGGTTTCAAGGCTTTATCGAACATATGTTAATTGTTTACAAAACAGTGGTTTTGCGAATAGTTGATTTTTTGTATGATTTTTGAAACTGGGGGGGAGGGGGTTTATAAAACAAGCAGACTGACCGCCTCTAAGTATGAAAAATTTTTTAAAAACAAAAAAGCCTGTTAGAGGAACTGAAAAAAATGAATGAAAACATTGAGAGACCAGAAAATTACAAAAAATTAAAAACGGAGTTTAATAGAAAAACATTTAAAAAAGAACTCAAAGAAAAACTTGGAAACGAATGTTGTAATTGCGGGAGTAAACAATATATTGAATATCATCATATTGTGCCTCTCATATTTGGCGGTACAAATAAAATTAGTAATATTGTTCCTCTTTGCGTAAGCTGTCATAAATGCGTACATAACGCAAGCCTTGTAAGGCAAGTAAAATCATACAATAAGGGCAGGCACAGAAAAGAACTTCCAAAAAACTACGAGATAATTTTATGGGATTATCTAAAGGGAAAGATAGGAAGAAAAGAATGCCATAATTTACTTAATCTAGGTGAAAAAACAAAAATGACAGACTCTGCTTTCTTTAAGGAATTTTTAAAGTCAAACAACATAAAGACTTACAAAAATAAAGTTGATTTGTTAACACAGAAAAGAGCTGATATTAGAAATCACAAGGGAGAAACGCTATCTGAAATAGTATTTAGAGATGGGTTAACAGAAAAGCATTACGTAGGAGAATATGATGACTTATGGGAATCAAAAAAAGAAAAATAACGGGACTGTACTACCAATAGAGGAATATTTGCTTGTGAAAAACAATAACAACCCAATAGATAAAATATTTAATACTTTATGATATAAAATCGGATTTTAATAACAATTATTTACAAATCAGGTAAGGAGTCATAGACATGTTAATCTTCGGCAAGCAAATCACAGACGAGTGTTCCAGATGCGGTCAAGTCTTAGAATGCGAATTGTTCCGACAGGGGCACGGCATTAAATGCGACCGACAGAACATATCAAAGATGCTGGAATGCCAATTTGAACACAGGGAGAAGAGAGAAAATGATGGTATCTCGGGAAATACATAGAACTGGCAGAAAGGTAGACTTGTTATGTATCGGTTAGAAAGAAAAGGATTTTGCATTTCCAAAAATCAAATAGCGGTTATACCAACAATTCAGATTTTTATAGATAACATGGTATACAAAGAAAAGAATTTTTCAATAGAATTTCATTTTTTGATAATTCATACAAGACTACTTTTTGTAAAACAAGGTTAGGTAACGTACTCAAACGGTTATGTAGGTTCGACTCCTACCGTTACCGTTGTCCTGTTTTTAGCATTTTGGACAGGACGTACACACCATTTACCTTTTCTTCCGAGATAGGTATGTAATCTCCTCTACACCAGTTAGGACTACTGTTAAGGGCGGTGAGAGACCGTCCGGCTGGTATCGGTCGAGTGAAATCCCACAACACTTGACCGCTTGGTGAAAACCCGAACCATAGCTTACGCAGATATGACCGTTACAGTCGGATTCCCCTTTACTTAGTGGCAATAGCTTAAATAGTTACTACGCAAGTGGTAGATGTGTGGCGGAATGGGTAAACGCAAGCAAAGAAACTGATTGATAGCATGTTTGCCGAGTAATAAGCGGAGATTGTCCGTAATTAGCAACAAGCAGCTTTCAGAAATCAATCATGTGAGGTTCAAATCCTCACCACATCAATTCCTTATCTCCACTTAGTCGAGTGCTACTGCAATAGTTCCGGTCGATGGGAGACTTATGGATGGTAGTGGTATAATTGGAAACAGCAAACACTTCCGTGATTAGAAATTGCAGATTTGAAAGCGGTTGGCATGGTTTGGGCTGACAGGGTTCGATTCCTGCCATTCTGATTTTTGCAAGTACCGTAGGTGTTGTTTGTAGTCCGAACCGCCTACGGAAACTGCATAGATAGGAGAGAAAATGAAAGAAAACTATGATACCACAGATTTTGAAAACGCTTTACAATGTAGGACACTTGATAAAGAACAATGGTTCAGACTTGCAAATGCGCCGACTGATGAAGAAATAGAATCACTTAAAAAGGCAAAGGAAATGGGTGTAGAAATCCCAGAAAATATTGCAAACTATTTTAGTGAATACGGTATTGAGGTGTAAGAATGTGTGAATTTTGCGATGGCAGAGAGAAAAGGATTGAAAGCGGCTTCACGTATGGAAATGCTCATATAGTAAAAAATAATTTTGGCTACTCATATTCACTTCGCTATGACAATAGCGCTGATGAATACGGAGAAGGAGCATTTGAGATTAACTATTGCCCTATCTGCGGCAGAAAGTTGGTGTAGTAATGGCAGAACCTTTAAGCAAATTAGCAGAAAAATGTAAAAGTTGCCCAAAATCTGAAAAATGTGACCATAAAAGAATGGAGTTATGCGCTTTAGCAGATTTGCCACCGCAAAATCTTGCAAGTGCTACACAAGGTATCTTGATAGACAATATGTCACCTATATTGAGAGAAGAAATAACAAGTCCTTTAAGTCCATTTCGGTACAAAGACGAATTAGAAAAAGCACTAAATGATTTGCATTTTGGAAATATGTTTATGAATGGTGTTTAGAAAGCTGGCGGAAGATGGTTAAAGAAGCATTACTTGACAACTCAAGTGGAAAATTTATTACATTATCGCTCGATGGCGAAATTGTAAAAGGAGTGGTAAGTATTGATAACATATCAGGTATCTACTCAAAAGACATGGCAAAGGAAATTACAATAAAGGTAGTTGCGAGCGAAGTTAAAGTAAAACTGCCAAATGGTGAAATAAAGGATATATCGGAAATGTAGAAAGTTGGAAGAATAATGGTTAAATGGATAAAAGGCTCAAAAGAAAACATTGACGTTTCAAAACTTAATCAACTAGGAACGGTTACGATAGGCAGAAATGAAGAAATAATTGATTGCACGACATTAGGTGATGAGCCTGTTATCCATGCGAACAGTAAAGAGGATAACAGGATTTTGAAAAGAGTGTTTGGGAGAGATTGAGAGAATGAAAGAAACTATTTTATACATTTCCAAATCAGAAAAAGATATTGTTAGTTTTTTAAAATATCTTCAATCAAAGTTAAAAGCAGAACAAAAGGAATGCACCCTAGATGAAAAATACGATATTTTAAAAGTACCAAAATATTATGATATTGTAGGAAAGAGCATTCACGGCAACAGACTTGGGGTAGGCTACGGATATTGCAAATATTATTGTTTTTCGGGAGCGTATGATAGAAATAAATACAGCAATGCAGAAAATGAAAAACTTAAAGATATTCTTATGCACACAAGAGAGGGTGCAGAGAGAATAACAGGACTTGATATTTTATGTATGCTAGGATTAGTTTAAAAGGCGGTGGAAGAATGAAACATCAAAAAGAATGGCGCACTTGCGACAGGTGTGGGAAAGAGATAATACCTAAATATAGGAAAGAAGTTAAATTTAAGCCAATCGGAAGTTATGGAGACATAGTTCCTATTTTCGAAGGCAATGAGATATGTCTGGAGATCAAGAATGTTCGAAGATACGAATTTCTTGAAAGAACATATGATTTATGCCCTAAGTGCAGGAGAGATTTTGAGAGGTTTATGAAGAATGAAAAGAATACTTAAAATTGTAGCAAAGACATTAATTGAATATGCCAGAATAATTGCTATTTGCTTTGTTGCTTGCGTAATAGGAGCAATTTTTTATATTTTGTTAGGCAAAACAGCATATGCGTGCTATTGGATAGCGGTTATTTTGCTTGTGATTATCAGAGATATAACGATAAAGTCAAAAATGCAGGAAAGCACAAAGATTAAATTATTACTTTTACAGTATGAGGACGGAAGTACAAGTTTGTGTGTCGGGGATAAGCAAATTAGGCATATGACAAATATTGATATGCATATTGATAAGCTTCAGACAAAACTGGAAGTAGACCAAGTAACAAAAACTGGGAAAGTAACACATGTTGTTTTAATGGACGGTGGAAAGAATGAAGATAATTAGAGAGGGCAATCTAGAACTTGCTAAGAAAACTATTCGCTTTGAGTGTAAGGAATGCAAGACCATATTTGAAGCGGATAAGGGAGAATATGAATATTGCGGATGCCAGATTGAAGGTGACGAATGGAAAGCTGAATGTCCATTGTGCCACAAAACAGTATATTGCAGCTAAAACGATATTACCGGCTAACAAATGGAGTTAGTCGCTAACCTAAAACAGTTATAGGCAGAGGTCAAGGCACTTCTGCTATGCGGAGGTGTCCTTTTTGGCAAGTAAGGATTTAATAAACCAGTTAAAAGGTAATAACAATTACATAGAGCGAAAAGGAATCCATAACATTGTTAAAAATGGGGAATCCGAAGAAGTAATAAAAGCCTATGTCAATTCTATACAGTGGGGTATGTATAATGACAAAGACATACCATTCTCACTGGAAATTTCCAAGAAAACAAAAAACTTAATAGACAACATAGTTGCGGAAAGCACAGGCGGCGGTCATATTTACGACTTAGAAATATACTGCGGAGATAATAACACCGAAATTACAGTCTTAAATAATTACTATGAGGTATTAAGACTTGAATCCGCATATCTGGTAGACAGCTTTTTTTATTACATTGAAATTGATGAAAAGGATCCGTGGAAAAGATTTTATTTTCCAAGAAAGAGAGTATTACAGACAGTTGTTGGTGCTTATCAAGAAATATATGACGGAAAACTTGATTTTCTGTCTGTTTCTCAACCTAAACGTACTGGGAAAACTACAGGTGGATTGCGACTTGCTATGATGATGGGCGGTCGTGACCCAGATGGAAGTATATTTGGTGTTGGTAAAGGAGAAGGACTTGTTAAGAGATTCTACGGTGGATTGTTACAAGGATTTGAGACAGAAAGTACTTATCAACGATTTTTAAGTGTATTTCCAGAAGCAAAGAAAATAGGAGAAAAAGATTACAAAAGTGCTGAAAATCTATCAATCGACCTTAAAAGCAAAAATATCTTCCCGACATTTACATGCCGCCCGATTGATGGTGCAATCGTAGGATGTACCGAAGCAAATGTTCTTGTATACATTGATGACTGTGTAAAAAACCATGAGGAAGCACGAAACAGGGATAGACTGGAATTTTTATGTGAAAAGGTTACGGATGATGTTCTTGGACGTAGATTAGAGGGTACACCTATTATTATCCAAGGTACAAAATACAGTCTGTATGACCCGATTACAGCATTACAGAATAAGGCTGATGAATTGGAGTGGAGGTGGAAAGAAGTTGCGATTCCGGCACTTGACCCGATCACAGATGAAAGCAATTGGGAGATTTATCGAAAAGATAAAAAGGGATTGCGGAAAATATTCACAACCGTTTACTACCAAAAGGAAAGAAAACTTGTTTCGGAAGAAACGTGGGCGGCAGAGTTTCAACAAGAACCATTTGAAGCAAAAGGGCGTATGTTTGCAGAGAATGAACTTAATTACTTTGAAGAATTACCTATTGATCGTGAACCAGATGCAATTATGGCGGCTTGCGATAGCGCAGATAAGGGAGAAGACAGTTGCTCAATGCCGATTGGCTATGTGTACGGCAACGAGGTTTATATCGTAGATGTAGTGTTTGATAATGCCGGAACACAGTTTACCAAGCCAGAATGTGCAAACATGCTGATTAAGCACAATGTCAAAACAGTTACATTTGAGAGCAACAGCGCAGGAGAATACTTTGGTCGTGATGTAATGGAGATTGTAAATAAGCAGGGTGGCAGATGCAGCGCAAGATATAAATTCAACTGTGCTAACAAGATAACCAGAATGGAAAACGCTAGAGATAATATCATACGTGATTATTATTTCAGAGATTTTAAGAAAATGGACAGGCAAAGTCAGTATTACAAATTCATGAAAGAACTTACCACTATGACACGTAGCGGAAAAGTAAAACATGATGATGCACCAGACTCTTTAGCATTATTTGAAAATGAAATGCGTACAGGAGTATCAGCAAAAGCCGAAGCAGTCCACAACCCATTTAGGAGGTATTGAGTATGCAGACAAGAGAGTATCTGAATCAAATAAGCAGACTTAACAGGATGATTAATAATAAGCTGGTGGAAATACAGCAATTAAGGGAAATGGCGTGCAATGTTACTGCTATACAGAATGATGAACGTGTAAAAACTTCCCCCGACCCAGACAGAATGGGAGTTACATTTTCTAAAATAGATGAAATGGAAAAAGAACTGGATAGAATGATAGACGGTTACGTTGAAAAGAAAAATGTAATCATAAGTCAAATTGACAGCATGGATGATGAAAATGTATATAATATTCTGTTTGCCAGATATATTGAGAAAAAGACTTTTGAAGTAATCGCAACGGAAATGAACTATTCTTTTCGCAATATTACAAGGCTTCATGGCAGGGCATTAAAGGAATTTGAAAAAAAATATGGTGAACAGTATATTGGATTATGATGTTGTCCTAGAATGTCCTATATACAGCGTGGTATTATTAAAATGGTTAAAGACCAAATCAATAAGTTTTCACACCTCTCTCAAAAGGCATCGTCTTTATGACGGTGCTTTTTTAATGCATAAAAGGGGGATTTATTTTGACAGAATCAAAAACAATATACTGCCCTATATGTCATAGAACGGTAGGCAGGCATGATATGCGGTCACAGACAAATACAATCTGTAAGTGCCGCAAATGTGAAAAGAGAATCATATACCACTATGACACAGGAGAGACAGAAACAAAGAGATTACCACAAAGAGCCACTTCTAGCGGCGTTTGTTTTGTATAAGGAGAAGCAATGAACAACAGGACTTTTCAAGAGCTGGTCAAGGGATGTTATGGTCGAAAAATTGCATATACAGATGTTGAGACTATTACACAAGACAACATTGTAAAAGTCATTGGTCAGTGCATTGGAGCCTTTTACTTTAACAAAATGGCTATAGAGTACCTTTGGAATTATTACAAAGGTGACCAACCTATCAGATACCGTGTAAAGATATCCAATGAGGATATTATCAATAAAATTTGCGAGAACCACTCTTACGAATGGGTGCAATTCAAGGTCGCCCAGACATATGGCGAGCCTGTCCAGTATATCAGTCGCAAGGATGATGATGAAACCAACAATGCAGTTGATGAGTTGAATGATTATCTTGTGGATGCTAATAAGCAGGAAAAAGATATAGAAGCTGGAGAATGGCAGTCGGCAACTGGAACATCATTTAAAGCTGTGCAGTTTGCTAATGGAGATATACCGTTCAGAATTGTAGCCCCCAGCCCTATGAATACTTTTATTATTTACAACCGTTCAACGAGAGAACCGATTCTTGCAGTGCAGGAATTGAAAGATATTGAGGGAAACTGGTATAAACAATGCTACACAGATTCCTATGAATGCAAGATTGTAAATAGCAATGTGCACGACTGGAAGGTACACGCTTTTGGAAGTATTCCTATAGTGGAATACCCAAATAACCCATCCAGATTATCAGATATCGAATTGGTAATAGATATAATGGACGCTGTGAACAATATGCAGTCTAACAGAATGGACGGCATAGAGCAATTTGTGCAGGCGTGGATAAAATTCGTAAATTGTGAGATTGACGAAGAAGAATTTAAAAAAATGAAAATAAACCACGCTCTTGTAGTAAAATCCATTAACAAGGATAACAAGAGTGATGTTGATGTTATGACGCAGGAATTGAACCAGACGCAATGTCAAGTTGCTAAAGAAGATTTGATTGATAATGCCTTATCTATTCTGGCAATTCCAAATAAGCAGAGTAATACAGGCGGCGATACACAAGGGGCAGTGCAACTAAGAAACGGATGGGATTTTTCAAAATCCAGAGCAAAGCTAAAAGACCCGCTTGTAAAAACAGCAGAAAAACGCCTTGCAAAGCTGGTTTTAAATGTTATCCGCATAAAAGACCATGATTTGGGTCTTTCTATGAGGGATTTTGAAGTACAAATAAACCATAGCCCACAGGATAACATGTATACCAAGGCACAGACACTGTATCAGTTGTTACAGGCAGGCATACACCCACTTGTTGCTGTAAAAACAGTTGGACTTTGGGGAGATGCGGAAAAAACTTATTTAGTTTCTAAACCGTACTTTGATGTATTATGGAAAACCATTGATAATGTCAAAGCAGAAGAAAAGAAAGCACAGGAAGTTATGGAAAAATTAAACAATCAGCAGAATAAGGCAACTACCGGGGAATAATCGGTAGTTGTTTTTATTTTATAAAATTGCACCTATGCGGTAAATAGGAGAAATCACAGGTTGAGCAACCAACGTAAAAAAGCGTAGTGAATCGGAGGTAATTTATGACAAGAGAACAGGCAAAACAGAATCTTATTGCTATCGGAGTGGCAGAGCCTACGGATGAACAGGTAAGCAATTATCTGAATCAGGTCAATGGCGAAACCAAAAAGGAGAAAGATAAGGCAGACCAGTATAAGGCAAAGGCTGATAATGCGGATGAATTGCAGAGAAAGCTGGATGAATTGGAAGCTGGAAATCTGACAGAGCTTGAAAAGGCAAATAAGGCATTAGACACAGCTAATCAGCAGATCGCAGAATTGCAGAAAAAAAATGCTATTAGAGATTTGCGTGAAAAGGCTATGACCGATTTCAAAGTAACCGCAGAACAGGCAAAAACAATTGTAAAAGAAGATGGCAGCTTTGATACAGCCGAACTTGGAAAGATTATGTCCGAAAAAGAGACCGCAGCGGCACAGGCAAAGGAACAGGAGATTGCAAATGGCAGTACGAATCCGGGCGGTGGCACGGCTGGCGGTAATAAAGACAACGAAAAGACAGCGGATGTCGAGAATGCTGAAAAGATTACTTTTGGAAGCAATTCGGCTACTGCAGAAGAAAAAAATCATTATGTAATTTAGGAGGTAAAAATCATGGGTAAGCCTATTGAAAGAGATTTTACTCAAGAACTTGGTATTTTAAAACATTTCCCTTATTTGGGAGCCGCTTGTATTGTTCCGCAGACAATGGTAACAAGCGCAGACGCAAACGGAAGAAAGATCGTAAAAGGTGGAACACCATTTCCATCCAACGATGAAAGCTGTGTCGGATATCTGCTTAATGATGTTGACGTAACGATGGGGGATGCACCGGGAACTTACGTTTACGCGGGCGATATCGACAATGCGAAACTTACAAAGAACGGAGTAACTGTTGAGGAAACGGCAAAAGCCAAAACCCCAAGAGTTACTTTTTTTGATTAAAGAAAGAGGTGTAAATTATGGCATTACCATTAGCAGAAGCATTTACCGCAAGAAGTCTCGGTGTAATGTGGAATAACTATGAAAAGACTTTAGGTTCTCAACCTTATCTCGGCAGACAGAAATTTGGTACAAGAAAGCAGGAGAGCCTTGACCTTAGATTTATTAAGGGAAAGAGCGGTCTTCCGGTTTCACTGAAAGCATCTAACTTTGATGCACAGGCAGAGTTGAGAGATGTTGGCGGTTTCTCTGATATCCAAAACGAGATGCCTTTCTATCGTGAGTCCTACATGGTAACAGAGAGAGAGGAGCAGGAATACGACAATTACAGAAATGCAGAGAACACTTCTCTTGCAAATGATGTACTTCGTGAGATCAGCAAAAAGCCTATGATGCTGATCGAGGGCGCGAGAGTCGTACCAGAGAGACAGATTTGGAGCTTGCTTGCACCGGCTGACGGTGTACCGAAGATTGATGTAAATATCGGAAAGAAGAAGTACACAGTCGAGTACACCTCAGATGCTGGCGAAGCACACAAGAAAGATCACTTTGTTGAGATTTCAGGTGAAGCCGATAAGTGGAACGTTCCGGCAACGGCAACACCGCTTGATGATCTTATCGAGACAAGACGTAACTTTGCTAAGAAAACCGGATATTCTCTTACAAGATTCAGTATGAACACAGAGACATGGGAAATGGTATTAAAGGCAGAGGATACAAAGAAACAGGTTCTCGGTATTACTGCATACACAGGCGGTATTCGTTTACAGCAGTCGCAGGTAACTGAATATCTGCGCGGCTACGGAATTGAGATCGAGGTATACGATAAGTTATACGTTGATCCGGCTGACGGTCAGACAAAATACTTTATTCCAACAGGAATTGTATCTTGTCAGTGTGCCGGAGTTTATCTTGGTGACTATGTATTTGGAAAGACACCGGAAGAAAGAAGCGGAAGTCTTACAGACGGAAACCTTTCTATCGTAGAAACCGGTATTTCTGTTTACACATATGCTACAAACCATCCAATCAATACTCACTGCGTAGTATCCATGATCGGACTTCCAACATTTGAGGGAATGGACAGCGTTGTTGTAATGAAAGTTATGTAGGAGGTGATCCAGCGTGGTAGCAACACACACAATTAAATGTGGTGGAAAATGGTACAAGGCAGGAGAAAAAATGCCGGAGAGTAATTCTCCGGTATCTTCCGTTGGGTATACAAAGACCGAAATCAACAGAATGAGTACCGCAGACTTGCAAAAACTTGCCACGGAGCAGGGGATTGAAAACGCACAAGCGACAAGCGGTGCGGAACTGAAAGAAATTATGATTGCAAAGTTTAAATTGTAGGAGATCGCTTATGTCATACACGCTTGTCGAACAAGTAAAAATTCGTTTAAAACAATTTCATATAGAAGAGGTAGAGGACGAAACGACCGGAGAAAAGTCCGATAAAGTTGTGTTTGATGAAAAAGAATGTAACCCTTTGATTGAACAGCTTTTAGAGCAGGCAAGGAAAGAGATTATCAGCAGACGGAACTATCCGGACACATACACGCAAGACCAGATTGACAGTGATGTTAAGAACTATGAAAACATTATGGTCAATTTGGCAGTGTACGACCGGTCGCAGGCAGGAGAAGCATACATGGCAAGTTTCTCCGAAAACGGTGTGAGCCGTACATGGAAAGACCGTGAAAGCCTTTTTGTTGGAGTGTTTCCGTTTGTAAAAGCAATGTGATTAAAGAAGATTGAGCGTGACCATTATGGTTGTAGGCGGCGCACAGTAAGAGGTGGAGGGTGGTGCGCCATTAAAAAGAAAGGACGGTATATCAATGCCAACAGCAGTTATTATAAGCATCATATCAGTTGCTTTTTCCGTCTTTTTTGGATTGGTAAGCTTGTTTCTTAATTTGAAGAAAGACAAGAAATCCGATAATTCAGAAATTGAGGAACGTGTCAGGGAAAACACACGAATAAACATGAAGCTTGATTCTATATCAACCAATACGACAGACATTAAAAATGAAATTACAGAAATGAGAAAAGAACTTAATTCTCATGATAACAGAATTGTAAAGGTTGAGGAAAGCGCAAAACAGGCGCACCACAGAATAGATGAGCTTGTAAAAAGATTTGAAGACAAGGAGTGATACATTATGGATTTTGCACAGGTATCTACGGTTGTTTCAATCGTAGTGATTACTTATCTGATTGGTCTTGCGGCTAAAGCAATTCCAAGCGTAAAGGACAATTACATCCCAATTATCGTAGGTGTGGCAGGCGGCATCTTAGGAGTAGTCGGAATGTACGTAATTGCTGATTTTCCAGCAAATGACGTGCTGAATGCTATTGCAGTCGGCATTGTATCGGGATTGGCAAGCACAGGCGTAAATCAGATTTACAAACAGGTCAAAAATGCTTGATATTAATAAGCAGAAAATGAAATACGCCTTGCAGGGTCAGACCGTGACCGTTGAGGAAACTGACGAATATGGAAACCCAGTGTATGAGGGATATACGGACGCAAGTGGAAACTTCATTCCATACCTTGATTCACAGGGCAATCCGATCCCAAAGACAAAGGAAGTAAGCGGATTCTCTGAACCAGTTACGTTCTATGCAAATATCAGTAATAAGCTGTCAGAAGTATTAGTAAAGCAATTCGGCATAGACGATAGTACATCATATGTACAGATTGTTACAGATAAAGGATATCTGCCTATCAACAATGGTGATGTCGTATGGAAGAAATCAGAAGTTATTCTGAATGATGATGGATTGCCAGACGAGAACAGCGCAGATTACATTGTAAAGGGCGTAGCCGATGAGGGATTGACAGCAGATTTATTCCTGTTACAGAAAGTTGTTAAGTAGGTGGTAACATGAAGAATGTAAATATTTTGGGAACTGAATATAGCATTGATATTGACGATACATTAGAAAAAACTAATTGTGATGGACTTTGTAAAGAATACGACAAAAAAATTACAGTTAGAAATGTAGGAGCAATGCTGTGTGATGATGATTCCATGGAAACAAAGAAAAAAAGATTTAACGAAGTTTTAAGGCATGAAGTAATTCATGCTTTTTTTAGTGAGTCTGGATTAGATGATTATTCATCTAATGAAGAACTAGTTAACTGGATCGCAATTCAGTTTCCTAAAATGTTGCAAGTATTCAAAGAGATTGAAGCAATATAGGTGGACGTATGGCAAAGAAAGTTATCTCCATGACGTTATCACAGAAATCCGTACAGAACGTCATAAAAGAGCTTAGAAGCTATCAAAATTCGTTAGAGTATAAATGTAGGATGTTAGCTGAAAAACTCGCTGAAAAGGGCGTAGAGATTGCACAGACATATGTTGCTTCACTTGATGCAATATTCACATACGAACTTAATTCAAGTATACACGCTGAACACGTAAAAGATGTGCAAGGCGGTGGGATATATGCGGTTGTGGCAGGAACAGACCACGCATTGTTCGTAGAGTTCGGAACAGGAATTGTCGGACAACAAAGTCCTTATCCAGGCAAACTACCAGACGGTGTTACATGGGAGTATGCAAGCGGTAAGACCATAAGACAGTTGGCAGACGGACGCTACGGATGGTTTTACCGTGACGATAACGGTCAATGGTGGTTTACGGAAGGTATGCCTAGCAGACCATTCATGTACTACACGGCTAACGAACTTAGAGACTTGATAATGGAAACAGCCAAGGAGGTGTTCGCCGTTGATTGATAATTCATGGGCTTTACGATTACAAGACCAGTTATTCAACATGTTTTCGCATGAAATGAAGTTAGCATATGGGAACAAGTACAAGAACCTTTACTTGACACAGGATGAAGCAGTCACAGGAACACCAAAGTTTCCGACAGTGCTAATGAGACAGATTGGTGCTACAGAAGCAGGACAGGATTTAACAGGCGAGCGAATAAACGCTGTAAGACCAACATTTCAGATTACCATTAACTACCAAGGCGAAAAAGCAGAAGACAGGGCAGAATTAGTTGATATGACCGCAACGGCTATCAACTTTTTTAAATGGAAAAGGTTTGAGGTAAGAGACCCTGCTTATACGATAACCAATAAAATCAGGACGGCAACATTTAGGGCTACACGAACAATCGGTTCGCTTGACCCATTACAATAACTATTAACTGGCACACAACAGAGTGTGTCACTGACCGCATTAATTAGCGGTAGAAAGGACGGCATATATGGCAGATACAAGTTATCTTGCTAGAGTAATCTACAAGGAACATACAGCGGCATCTTCTGATTTTTCAGGAACATATAAATTATTGGTTCGTGCAAAATCAATCCCTTCTCCTGCGTCTACTCCAAATACTGTAGAATCTACAACATTGGAAGATGATACACAGACTTTTGAAATGGGTATTAAAACAGCGGATTCAAGGGAAATAACAGGAAATCTTGAAAAGAAGTATTTACACGATATTAATGGATTAGCAGGAAAGAAGCTGGATATTTTTCATTTGTATGGAACTGATGGAATTGGCGGAACTGCAAAGTACGCATATGTAGGTCAGGCAACCGCTACACCTAACGATGTCGGCGGTGTAGATGAAATTTTGGAAATGACAGTTACCGTCATTCCAAACACTTCCGCAATTGAATGTACGGATGATTACACAGTTACAGACAATAAAGACGGTACATTTACTGTAACAGCAGCGTAAATTAAAATTGTATAAAAACAGGGGCGGTCTTAGGACTGCCCCCTTTCTTACTAATAGTAAGGGAAAGGGAAATAATATGATGAAAATTAAAGTAAATGAAAAAGAATACACAATCAAATTCGGTTATGAACCGACACTGAAATCAAGATTGCTTTCAAGAGTAGCAAAAATGTCCGTATCTATGAAAGAGAACGCACAGGATAATATGGAGCAGATTGAAAATATGCTTTTATTTATCCCAGAAATGGTACTGGTCGGATTGCAGAAGTTTCACGCTGATGAGTTCGGCTATAACCTTGATACCAAAGAGGGTTACGAGGAGACAAAAAATAAGGCTTTTGAGCTTGTCGGAAATTATGTAGATAATGGTGAAGTAGACGTAACAGACTTCTTTACAGATTTACAGGAGGAAATGACTTCTAACGGTTTTTTAAAGAAGATGTTCGAGAGGGAGGTTCAGAAAGAACAGGCGGCAACTCCGAACAGCAAGGAGAAAGCCGAGAATTAACATGGGAAATATACTGTAACGAAGTACGCCCTTATTGGCTTACTGTCACTAAGGGGTACGGACTTACAGTGCATGATATAGACTGGTCTTGTCCGACAGACTTACATCCATATGAGTTAGCTTATGAGTTGGAAGACCAAAAACGTGAAAATGATATATGGCGTTGGTGCGGAGATTACTTCATTTCTGCTATGACTTATTCTATTGAACATTGCTTGAATGGTAAAAAAGCAAAGACAGAGTATATAAAACATGCTGCTGATAGATACAGAAAAGAGGAGGATTACGATACAAAAATTCGTAAGGCTTTACTGGCAGAGCAAATGTGGATTGCAAACGCACAACAGCGTCATTTACCCAAACCATTTGAAAAGGAATGATAAAAAATGAGTTATATCGGTATAGATGTATCGGCATATCAGAGAACTATTGACTGGGCAAAAGTCAAGGCAGGCGGCATCCAGTTTGCCATCCTTAAAATCATCCGTAAGGACTTGAACCGTGATAAACAGTTTGAAGCTAACTGGACAGGCTGTAAAGCAAACGGATTGACGATACAGGGCGTTTACAACTACAGCTATGCGACCACAGTTACAAAGGCTAGAAATGATGCAAGGAAAGTAGCAGAAATTCTTAATGGTCGTGAGACAATGGTATGGCTGGACGTTGAGGACAACTGCCAGAAAAGACTGGGAAGCAAGCTGATTGATATTATCAACGCTTACGGTGATGTTATCAGAAGTTATGGGCTTACATTCGGTGTGTATACTGGAAAGTCTTTTTACAATTCCTACATCAAGCCATATGGCGGTGTGAAATATCCTATGTGGATTGCGGCATATGGAAAGAATAAGGGAAACATGGACTTGAAGTACCAGCCGCAGATTGAAAACATGGTAGGCTGGCAGTACACATCAAAAGGTACTGTAAGCGGCGTTAATGGCAACGTTGATATGAATATATGGTATCGTGAATTAAACGAATTACAGACCGTCTACGACACGCACAATAACCCATATGCAGAGCCTACACGTATATTATACAAGAAATTCCCATGTATGCGTGGTGATGATGTGAAATGGCTACAGACGGAACTTATCTATCATAAGTGCCTGCCTGCCAAAAATGCAAAAGGCAAGAGCAATATTGATGGCATCTTAGGAAATGATACAGCCAGTGCAATCGGAGTTTTTCAAAAGCTTGTAGGAATCACGGTAGATTGCAAGGCAGGAAAAGTAACAAGAGAATATCTGAAAAGATAACACAGGGGCGGTAGAGGTCATAGTCTACTGCCTTTTTACTGGCTATCGGTTGGAGATAGTCACTCACTTTAACAGTTGAAAGTAGGTGCAGTATGGCAGAGATAGATTCACTGGAAATTCAAATTAAAGCGCAGGCAACAAAGGCGAATAATGCGATTGACAAGCTGATTACAAAACTTGATAAACTGTCTACTTCATTGAACAGCATTAATACCAGTAATTTGAATGGTCTTGCAAATAGTGTGAATAGGCTTTCAAATGCCATGCAGAGCATGAATAATGTAAAGACTACTGATTTTACAAGGCTTGCAAAGGGCATAGAGAAGATATCCACAGTAGACACAACTAAAATCAATCGTGCGGCATCCTCTATGAACCAGCTTAGTAAAGCGTTTGGGAATATTCAGGCTAGTAGTTCTGCTACTGCACAGATATCAGAACTGGCAAAAGGAATTTCGCAGTTAGGTTATAAATCATCAACTAAGGCTATTGAAAATATCCCTAAACTTGCTACTGCCATGCAGGGGCTTATGACAACGCTTTCCAAAGCACCGACAGTAAACAGAAACCTTATTGACATGACTAATGCGTTGGCTAAACTTGCTAGAACAGGTTCATCCAGTGGTCGTGCCGCTAATTCCCTTGCAAGCAGTCTGAATGTTTTTAGTAAGTCGGCTAAAAGTGCAAAGATAAACAGCTTTTCCCTTGCTTCTGCATTTGGAAAATTATATGCATCATACTGGCTATTGTTCAGAGCGTTCCATAAGCTGGGGGAAGCAATCGACATATCGTCCTCATTGACGGAAGTAGAAAACGTTGTAAGGACTACGTTTGGTAATTATGAGAAGATGATACAGGACTTTTCCAAGACATCCATACAGGATTTTGGTATGTCCGAGCTGACGGCAAAACAGGTAGCAAGCCGATTCCAAGCTATGGGCGTTGCCATGGGATTCTCACAAAAGAACATGGCGAATATGTCTTTGGAATTAACGAAGCTGACCGCAGACATGGCATCTTTTTATGACATGTCACAGACGGATGTTGCAAGGAATTTACAGGCTATTTTCACAGGAGAGACAGAGCCTTTAAGAAAATATGGTCTTGATTTAACACAGGCAACATTAAAGGAATGGGCGTTGAAACAGGGATTAGATGCTGATATTACATCTATGACGCAGGCACAAAAGGCTATGTTGCGATACCAGTATGTCATGCAGAATACAGCCGCCGCACAGGGCGATTTTGCAAGGACGGCAGACACATGGCACAACCAAATTACAGTTCTTACTCAGTCATTCCAACAGCTTGCGTCCATTATAGGCGGTGCTTTGATTAATGCATTCAAGCCGTTTGTACGCACTTTGAATCAAGTTATGCAATATGTAATTGCATTTGCAGAGACTGTTACAAATGCTTTAGGCTCAATATTCGGCTGGCAGTATGAGGTATCTGCTGGCGGTGTAGCCGAGGACTGGGCAGACGGCATGGAAGATTTTTCGGATGCTACTGGTGATGCGGCGAAGAACGCTAAAAAACTGAAAAATAATGTACTTGCTCTTGATGAATTAAACATTAACTCTGGAGATAATGATAAAAGTGGTAGCGGTACTTCTGGTGGAGCAAGCAAAGTTGATAAGACACAAGGCGGTCTTGTACAGGTTGATACCATTTTCAAGGGATATGAGAGTGGTATTAAGAGCTTAGAGGGATTAGGAAAGACCATTAATGCGGCTCTTAACAAGGCTATGGACAATGTGGACTGGAATAAAATCTATAAAAAGGCTGATAATTTTGGAAAAGGTCTTGCGAATTTCCTTAATGGTCTTATATCTCCCAGATTATTTAGTAATGTAGGAAAAACAATAGCAAATTCCTTAAATTCAGCATTACATTTCCTTGATTCATTTGGCACTACATTTGATTGGAGGAACTTTGGAGAATCATTAGCCGAGGGAGTAAACTCTTTCTTTAGAAATTTTGATTTTGGGTTACTGGCACATACTATTAATACATGGGCTAACGGCTTGTTAGATACCATGATTACGTACCTTAAAAAAGTAAAATGGTCTTATATTGGTTACAAAATAGGAGATTTTATATCGAAGATAGATTTTAAAGGAATTTTGTCTAAGGTAGGTCAAGTAATATGGCAGGCTATCAATGCCGCAATTGAAACCTATATAGGAATATTCAGCGCAGCACCTATTGAAACAGCAATTACAACATCTGTATTACTGTTGAAATTTACTGGTCTTGGTGCGTCTATAGCAGAAAAGCTAAAAGGTGTAATAAATACTGCGATTGCATCTGTATTAGAATCTGGCATTACATGGTCTATTGCAATTCCTCTTTCAATCACATTACTTGCTAATAAGTTGGATAGCACTTTTATAGACTTAGAGCTTGCTAAATTTGGAGAGGAACAGTCTAAAAAGTATGGAGATACTTTTAACAATATAGCAGAAAAAGCAAAAAACCTTACAGACAGAATAAGGGAAACAAATGAAGCATTTAGAGAACAGATAAATACAAAGGATGAAAATATTCTTTTTCTTGAAACACTTGCTGATAAATATGGAGCATTAAGCAGTAAGACAAATCTTACAGCAGACGAGCAAAAATTACTTACACAGTACACACAAGAACTTATTAGCAAAATGCCCGAACTGAATGAGTACTATGATTCAGAAAATGAAAAACTGACAATCACTACCGATAAGCTGAAAGAATTAATTACTCAAAAAGAAAAACAGATAAGACTTGAAGCTATTTCAGAGCAGTGGAAAGAAACATTAAAACAAGAAGCAGAAGCGCAGATGCAAGTCAAGGAAAACGCACAGAATCTTTCTAAAGCACAAGAAGATTTAGCGTACTGGACAGGAATCTGCAATGATGAACTTGAAAAATCCGGTGGAAATGCTAATCTTGCGCCGTATCAAGACGAAGTTTCTAAAGCTTCACAGGCGGTAGAAGAATTTAGCAACGTACTTAAAGAAAATAAGCAACAGTTAGACCTTATTTCTGAACAATCTTCTTTTTATGAAGAAATGTACAACTCAATAAGCATTGGAGCAGAAGAAGCAAAAACTACAGCAAGAACCAATGGGCAGAATGTAGCAAGCGAATACGCAAGCGGAATTTCTGACAATGCTAGTATGTCTACAGAAGAGATAGACGCTATGGTAAACAATGCCACAACGCAGTTAGAGTCTATTAATAATACGGCATACGATAGTGGAAAGAATATGGTTTCGGAATATTCCCAAGGTGCAAAAGACGAATCAAATTCTACAGACTATTCAGAGCTGGGTGAAAACATAGTTGCTGGCATTACAGAGCCTATGGGAGATAGCAACTCAGAATTGACTATAGGTGATGTAGTAAGCAGATTTTTTGATAAATTTGTTGGGAAAATAAAAGATGTATTCGGTATTCATTCCCCTGCGGAAGAAATGAAACCATTAGGCGAAAATATCTTCTTAGGAATCATTGAGGGATTTACTTCTCTATTCGATACGTTTACAGAGAAGATTAACGAATTTTGGGAAAACTATGTTCTTCCATGGTTTACCGTTGAAAAGTGGACTGAACTGCTGGGGAATATCTTAGTAGCGGCGCAGACCAAATGGGATGAAATGGTGGAATGGTGGAATGGAACAGCACTGGTTACATGGTGGGAAGAAAGCGTTGTACCATGGTTCTCATTAGAAAAGTGGCTGGAAGTACTCAATAACGTAAAGGAATCGTTCAATACTAAGTGGACGGAGACATCTACTCAATGGGTAGCCAATCTTACTAAGTGGTGGACTGTTAATGTTGCGCCATGGTTTACTAAGAAGAAATGGGATGATGTTCTAAGCAAAGTACCAGTAGCATTTAAGGACGCTTTCAAGGCGGCGGCTAATGGTGCTATCGGATTCTTGAACGGTGTAATTGATGGTGTAGAAAGTCTTGTAAACCGTGCTATAGACGGATTGAAGAAGCTGGCAGAAGCGGCAAGCAAAATACCAGGGGTTAGCTTTAGTATTGATATACCTAACGTATCATTCCCACGCATACCTACATTCCAAACAGGTGGATTCCCAGAGGACGGACTTTTCATGGCTAACCATAACGAGCTTGTAGGACGGTTTTCTAACGGAAAGACAGCGGTTGCAAGTAATGAAATGATTGTGGCAGGAATTGAAGAAGCGGCATATAGAGGTTTCTCACGTGCGTATGAAGATAATAATAGAGAAGCTACATTGCTTTCTGAAATATTAGATGCAGTCAGAGAGGGTAAAGAAATCTCTATTGACGGAAGAAGCCTTGTTTCCGCTGTAGAAGAAAGAAGCAATAGAAACGGATTTAGTTTTGCATAAATTATGGTAAACTTTTGTAGAAATTCCCCTCTCATAAGTGGTATAATAAACCAAAATGAGAGGGGGCTTTTACATGAATAAAGCAAAAACAAGTATAGGTATTGCACTGATAGCCATATTAATTATTGTATGCGCTAATTATTTAGATAACAGGGCAATAGTGAAAGAGCAAGAGGAATGGAAACAGGAACAGATTGAAAAGTACGGTAAAACGTTTGAACAGTCGGAAAAAGAAGCAAAACAGCTTACCCAAGAAATAGAAGAAACAAATCAAAGAGCAAGAGAAATGATGAAAAATTGGTAGGTGATTGCTATGGATAATATGGAGATTGAACAGAAACTTATCGAGCTGGAAAAACGTATTAAAAATATTGAGTTTGAACAGTTGGACAGTGCAGGAGAATATCAGAAGCTGGCGCAAGAAGTGATACAGGCAAGGGAAAGTAACAGCAAATTACTGGAATCCAAGTACAAATCAAACGATTTTCTCATGAAAGAGAATCAAAAATATGCTCATGTGGCAGACGATAGGTATATAGACGTAATCGACAAACTGAATAGCATAGAAGCAGAAATAAAAGAAATAAAGAAGAAAATTAAGTAGGGCGGCGTGTAACCGTCCTATTTTTATGCATAAAAAGTAGAGCCGTATTTTCGGCTCTATTAAAAAGAAATTAACAGCATCTACATAACGTAGGTGTTTTTCTTTTATATAAATTACTAATTATGTAAATGTAATATATTCTACAATACACTTTGCAACAATGAACAGGAGGTTGACGAATGGCAAAAGCAACACTTCCAACAAATTTTAAAGACGATATTTTGGATAAAAACATGGGCGGTCGGCGCAGATACAAAATGACTACCAATTCAGACGGAACGGTGACACTGGAAGATGTAACAACATATACACAGGTCGGCGGAGAATTTAAAGCATCTAACATAAATGACACGAACAAAGCTATCAATGCGGCGGCTGACAAGAATAAGATTCTGACTACACTGGATGATGTAAAAGCCTGTACACAGTCTGGTTACATGGTGGATTGCCTAGTAATAAAGGCAATGCTGGAGGGATAAGATATGTCAATGAGTTCATTCTTAAATGTCAATGGCTATGATTTTCCTTGCCCTGCTGTCGGCTTTTCATGGACTATATCTACAACAGTAAATGCAGGAAGAAACGCAAACAATGCAGTTATCGGACAGAGAGTCGGAAGAGATTTATATAAACTGGACAATCTGAAATGGGTAGGATTGACGGTAGAGCAAAGACAGATGATGTTAAAAGCAATAGAATCGTTCTATGTTCCTGTCACGTTTGAAGATATGAAGAATCCTGGCAATCCTATCACGATCACAATGTACCCAGGAGACAGAAAAGGCGTGCCACTATTCGTTGACCGACTTACGCATATGATAACCAAAGACGAGACTTTATCCTTTAACTTGATAGATTGTGGGTGGTAATTATGCAAAACGTTTCCAAGGCTTATAAGCAGTCCATGAAAAGAATAGGGCGTAACAGGGGCTATATCAAGGCTACGATAGGCGTTATTAATTCACAGGCACAGAAAAACGTAGCAGTAGACAGTCAGACAGCAGTTACCTATTTTGCGGATATCAAAAAGCCATTTAACAATTACACCGTAGATAATGTATATGCCACAGCAGAGCAGGACTTTTCCAAGGTGGACGGTACAATGTACTTTCTGCCACCAAAGAACAGTACATTGGATTTTTACAATAATGGAATTGTTACAAAAAACCTTTTAGGTTCTGTGAAGATATCCTTTTCTGGAATCACAGGACTTGATATAAAAGGTCTTACAATAGATTTTGGAGAATATTACCCTGTAGACTTTACAATCCAAAATGAAAGCGTTACACGCGCTTATACAGGCAACAATAAATCTTATTGGGTGACGGAAGATGTATTCAATGGTACTTCCTATCTGATTATCACACCTACCAAAATTGTAAACGGACAGGGCAGACTTAGGATATTCCAGTTCTATTGCGGCATTGTCAATGCATTTAGTAATAAGGAAGTAAAGAAGTATTCTGGCAAGGAATATGTATCATCCATAACCGATACAATACCGTCTAACGATATATCACTGACGATAGATAATCAGAATCAATACTATTCTCCAGACAATCCAGACAGCGCACTTGCTTACATGGAAGTCGGACAGGAAGTAAAGATTCAGTTCGGATATGATGTGTTGGGAAATGGCAAAATAGAATGGTTACCAGAGGAAACAACCTACCTTAAAACATGGTCGGCAACTGATACAGAAGCCAAGTTTACAGCAACTGACAGATTCGATTACCTGACAGGTAAGTACTACCGTGGACTTTACAGAGAAAACGGAATAAGCCTATATGACCTTGCTATTGATGTGCTGAATGATGCAGGAATAACGGACGAAAGAGAATACTCAATAGACCCATATTTAAAAAATATCAAAGTACAGAATCCTATGCCAGCGGTAAAGCACAGCGAAGCATTACAGATTATTGCCAATGCAGGGCGGTGCGTATTGTTCGAGGATAGAAACAGTAAAATCCATATGCAAGCTTCATTCATACCAGACATGACAGCAGAATCCAATGGAGAAACAGCGTATAGTCATGTATCTGATGTGCTGAACGGAGAGGACAAAGAAGCTTATGCGATATGCAGTTCTGATTTTTCCAAAGTGGACGGAACTGTATTTTTTATGCCTGCTGACAGCAATTACTTAAATACTGGTTATATCAGTTCACAGATAGCAGATGCAAGCGGAACTTTTACAGAGAATCCAAAGATTACCATTAATCTTGAAGCGGCATTTGTAGCGTATGGATTACAGATAGAGTTCAGGAATGTTGCACCGGATCAGTTTAAGGTAACGACATATTACCAAGATTTAGAGGTGGACAGCTACACGGTAGAGCAGGGCGGGGAACTGGAATATACCACATTTGAACAATTTAATCTGTTTGATAAAATGGCGTTAGAATTTACCAAAGCACAGCCGAACAGCAGAATCACAGTGGATAATATCACTGTCGGGGATGTCACTGACTACCATATCACAAGAAATGACATGACAGCCAGCCCTACAGCAGTAAGGCAGAATAAGATTAAGGCTATCAGCATAATTAAGACACAATACCGTAAATCAAGTGAGAATAAGGATATTTCTACAGAAGAGATTACCATTAGCCCTGCTAACAATGTGCATACGGTATACTTCCAAAATCCCTGTTACGGACTGACAGCAGTAATTGATAACGGAACAGATGACGGTGGAAATCCGATTCCAAGCGCTATATCGGTGCAGATTACAGACAGTAGCAGTTATTATGCCACTCTACAGTTTAGCGGCATTACGGAAGAAACGATTGTTAAGTATGTAATTAAAGGATATGAGTACGTTACCGAAGAAATCGGCTACACGGTCACACATAATGACAACGGGGATATTAAGACATGGAAAAATCCGTTAATCAGTACTACAGAATTAGCCAAAGACCTAGAGGAATGGCTTGCAAGCTATTATTTAGGAGATGTGGATTATCAGATAAAATGGCGTGGAGACCCCAGGACAGATGCTAACGACTTATATTATCTGGAATTAAAAGACCGTGGAGAAACCATGATTAGGACGTACCAAAATGAGATATCATTCAATGGTGCGTGGTCTGGAACAATGAAAGCAAGAAAGGCGGTGCTGTAATTGGCAATAACTAAAGTAACAGCGGCGGTTGCTGACGATACAACCGATTTAAAACATAGCAATTCAACATATACTGGAAGCCTTACAGCACCTAAAGAATCGGGTGATTATCCTGTTACGGTGTCTGCCTATGATGATGCAGGAAATGTAACCGTAGATAAAACAACTGTAGCGGAAGTAAGCTTATGGCATACTCCTAAGACTAATTGGACTACAAATGACCGATTCAATTATGTGGACTATAACCGTATTAAGAACAATCTGACTTATCTGTATGAACTGGCACAGGAAGTATATAAGCAGTTTTCAATCTTGGATATGGGCGCAGATATTGAAGATTATACTGGATGGTTTACGGCGGCGGCTTTTAATGCTTTTGAAAGCAACCTTGAAACAATTAATAAGAACATATTCACACAAGACTACGGCGTATCACAAAGATTCTTTGATAACGGACAGTTTATCAAATGGGATGAATTGAACCGTATAGAGTCGGCTACGTTGCAAATGAATGACCTTTTGGAGAGACAGAAAGCCACTCTTAGGAAATTGCCATTCAGACTGGGAGCATTTAGGGAGGTAAGAATATAAATGGCTATATCAAGCGTACAAGCAACAATCAAAGGCACTACTTACAATCTGACTCTGAATAGCTCTACTGGATTGTATGAAGCAAGTGTTACAGCACCAAGTACCAGTTCTTACAATAATAACAGCGGTCATTACTTCCCTGTCACGATTAAAGCTACAGACAGCGCAGGAAACAGTACCACAATCAATGATACTAACGCAACACTGGGAAACAAGCTGAAATTAAAAGTAAAAGAAACCACTGCGCCAGCCATTGTAATTAGTTCACCTACAGAAAGCCAAGTAACTAATAACACAAATCCTACAGTTAATTTCACGGTTACAGATGCAGACAGCGGTGTTAATCCTAACAGTATCATCATTACGGTTGACGGTGGAAGTGCTGTGACAAGCGGAATTACTAAGACCGCAATAACAAATGGATATTCATGCTCTTATGCGATTCCTACGGCTCTTACAGACGGAAACCACACTATCAAGGTAAATGCTAAGGACAATGATGGAAATGCCGCCACACAGCGTACAGTAACGTTTAAGGTGGACGCAACGCCACCTACACTATCTGTATCTGCACCGACTAATAATCTTGTTACCAATAACGCATCTTGTGTAGTAACAGGCAAGACCAGTGATGTTACAGCAGGAGTCAAATCGGTTACAGTTATGCTAAATGGCGGTACGGCTACTAATGTCACAGTAGATTCAAGTGGCAATTTTAACACAACAATTACTTTGGAAGAGGGAGCGAATACAATTGTTGTCACTGCCACAGATAACGGCGGTCTTTCTTCCAGTGTTACAAGGATTGTGACGTTAGATACAGCGGCACCTGTTATCAATTCTGTAGAAATCATCCCTAACCCAGTAAGCACAGGAGAAGTATTTACAGTAACCGTTAAGGCTACGGATTAGGCGGTGCTTATGGGCGTAGTAATAACAAATGTTACAATTTCCAAGAATCCAGTAAATACAAAGGAAGTATTTAAAATATCGGTTGCTGTCAAAGAGACAGTGACCGAACCTACAATGTATAGATTGCCCATGAGATTAGGACAAGAAAAGGGAGGTATAAAATAATGGCAAAGGCAAATTTACCTGTCAATTTTAAGGACGATATATTGAAAGAAAATATGAACGGCAAGCGTAGATTCAAAATGATTCAGAACGGTGATGGTACAGTCAGTTTTGAAGATGTGACGGATTATAAACAGGTTGGGAGTACATTCGGAGCGGCGCAGATAAATGCCACAAATGAAGCTGTGAACAATGCGGCAGACGCAAGCAAGATTATAGATGATCTGGACACGATAAAGGCAAATACCAAAGCAGGGTATATCGCTGGGGCATTGGCAGTTAAGGCATTAAGTAGTAATTTAAGTAAACAAATTTCGTTTAAAAAACTACATTCATCTGCACAAGATAGTGGTATAACCAACGTGTCGGTATCTGGATATAGTCAATATCTATTAGTAATGTGCTATGGTTCCAATAATGATAATCCACTAGATTGGGGATGTTCTACCAGTAGAGGTACTACAGTACAATTAGGTCAACAAAGAAGTAGCAGAACAAGCGTCGCAGGTGCTTGTTCTGCATATATAATTAATGTTGGTGATAAGAATAGTGTAAATATATCTTGCAGATATCATAACAATGGTGCAACTATGATATTTGGAATTGAATAAGCAACATGATATGTTAAAAAACATTATGAAAATGAAATATTACTAAAGTATTTTATATAATCATATCCTTCAGGAGTTCCTCTCATATATAGTCTTATATAAGAATACTTAGATATATCATATTCTTTTTTACTAGATCCACCATCACCGATTGATTCCAATGTAACTGAATTAGTAAGACTACATTGCCTAATGCCATATGGTATATTAACACCACTTCCTCCCAAAACAGCAAAACCGCCACTACCCATTCCACCAGTTCCGTCAAAATGTAGTGTTGAAAAATTGGAAACATCAAAAATGATGTTTGCAGTTTTATAATTACCGCTTCCTCCTGTTTCAAAATGTACTATTTTTAAGCTTTTACCACTTAAATTACTATTTAATTTATAAAAGAAAGGAGGTATCGCACATGGCATACCTAAAATTTTTAGATTCACAAAAAATAATCCAGTGTATCGTAGTCCCGGAATCGGAACACGTAGTAACATTGAAATTCCCGGATTTAGTTACCGTTGACACAAGCGGATTTGATTTGTTCTTAGACGAAAAAGGAGAACTGGATATTGGCGGCGATTCTTACCACGGATATAATACCGTTTACAGGAATGATGATACAACCGCAGAGTATAACGGTTATCAGCTTTCCAATGACGGTTCTGTTTATGAGGAACAGCCACAGCCAACGCCTGTTGAACCGACACTTGACGAACTGAAAGAGCAGAAGATTGCAGAAATGAATGCTGCACAGCAGGAATCAATCCAAAACGGTGTTGATGTTACATTATCAAACGGAACAGTTGAACATTTTACGTTGACAGATCACGACCAAACAAGCCTTATGGGATTGCAGACTAAGGTTGCGCAGGGAGAAACACAGATACCGTGGCATACTTCAGATGTGAATGAACCATGTAAATACTACAGTAATACGGATATGGCATTGATTACAGAAACAGCTATGCAGGCTGTTACATTTGCAGTTACGTATTTCAGGGATTTGCGTATCTATATCAATTCAATGGAAGATTCAACTTCAGTACAGAATGTGACCTATGGCATGACAATTCCTAAAGAATACCGTTCAGAAGTGCTTGCGGATATCTACGCAAGTAAAGGTATTGCGTAAGATTATCAAGCCACTTATTCTATTTGCGATAGGTGGCTTTCTTTATGTGTGCATAGAGCTGCTATATCGTGGTCGTAGCCATTGGACGATGTTCTTGTTAGGCGGTCTATGCTTCCTGTATGCAGGATATCAGAACGAACATACAGACTGGGATTGCCCACTTATCCTGCAATCAATAAAGGTTGCGACAGTCATCACCCTGTTAGAGTTCCTATGCGGTCTTATCGTAAATATATGGTTAGGGTGGAATGTATGGGATTACAGCAATATGCCATTTAACCTGTTAGGGCAGATATGCCTACCATTCAGCCTGTTATGGATAATTGTAGGAACGCTTGCGATTATCCTGGACGATTATTTGCGGTACTGGATATTCAGAGAAGAAAAGCCACGATATCGACTTTTTTAGAGCGTTTTGTCGAAATTTGGCGAACGTATTTTCTTGAATCCTTGCATTTATAGACGTACAATAAACTTGTCCACAGTGATGTGGTGCTTCAAGTTCTGGTCAGGGCGGTATGTTAGTGGCATTTCATGCCGCCCGAATTACCAAACATTGCAAACAGACGTTTGATTTATTTGTTGACATATGCAAACATACATTCTATAATTAGTACAAACATTATAGAGAGGATGGTTGCATGAGTGGGTTACATAGTTGCAGAGAGGGCAAGGATATGACAGGGGATAATGGCAATGATGCAGAATTTTACAAGAGAGAAATAATAGAAAAAATACAAAAATGCGACAACAATTATCAATTAAAATTAATTTTTCTTTACATATTGGGATTGTTAAAGTAAAAAATAGCCAAGGGTTTGCGCATTGCCCTTGGCTATTTTTTTATTTTCCTTTTTCTGAAATCATATCAATAAGAATTTCTAATTTTTTCCACCCATCATCATCTAATTTTAATAATGCTGTGATAAGCCTTTTCTTAAAGTTATCATCACTTTCATTTTGAATAGAACCTATCATTGCGGAAATTTCTTCGCCTTTGGTTAAAAACATTTCTCCTTTTCCATTCTCCAGCCATTCTCTGTTTACACCATATCTTGTACAAAGAAGTTCGACTGATTGCGGAGATAATTTTCTTTTTCCTGTTTCAACTAAAGAAATATAATTTTTAGTCAATTCCAAAGAAACAGCAAGATCTTCTTGCTTTAATCCCAATTTATTGCGCAATTCTTTTATTCTTTCTGACGTATCAATCACCTCCTTTACTGTAATTGAATAATATCATAAAAATCACACAAAGTCAAACTATTTATAGTTGACAAAACATACAAAGTATGATAGTATAATCACACAAAGTCAAACTAAAATAAAAAGGAGGTGAAAACATGGAAAAACAGAGGTATGTAGTCTTAGACAAAAATGGAAGTGCATCCATAGTACAAAAAGCTGATTCACGCTTTTTAGGAATTGACGAGCTGGCGCAGCACATTGCCATGGATGTTATTGAGGACTACCAAAGCATTATAGATAGCGATAAGAAAATCGAGGAAACAAATATTGATTTGTCTATCAAAGTCCTTACCGCCATTTCCCCTTTTAGAAGCAATTCTTACTATGGAAAGGATTGCTAACTGCTTCGGCTTTTGCTAATTGCGGTTTTTCTTCTGGAAGAGAATTGATGATTTCAGAGTAGTATTGGTCGTACAGATTCTTAAAATCGTCAAACGTTCCATTGTAACCGCAAATTTTAGAAATAGCATAAGCAGATGCGTAGTCATTACAATGCAAATTATTTCACCTCCTTATAAAAATATAAGGAGAGTATACCACAGAAAGGAAGTGAATTGAATGAGTGAAAAGGAAAAGCAGATTGTTGAGAAGTTAAAAGATGCTATTCCTAAAATGTCGGACTTCGACAAGGGATATATCTTAGGAAAAGTAGAGAACATGGCAGAAAATTCTGCGAAAAAAGAGGTTTCCGAAAGCAAAGAATAGTAGGTTTACAATTTGTTAAAATTGTTCCTGCATTTTACAAAATTTTATTTTTAGGAAAGGAGAAGAATTGAACGAATTAATTCACATCGGAAATGCTGATATTTCCATAAAAGAGTACAAAGGAAAAAGAGTGGTCACGTTTAAGGACATTGACATGGTTCACGAAAGACCGGACGGAACAGCGAAAAGAAATTTTAATACGAACAAAGCACGCTTTGTTGAGGGAGAAGATTACTTCATTGTAAGCGCAGACGAAATTCGTACAAGCCGCATGTTTCCTATATCTGACAAGGATTTTATGAGCAAAGCACTAATTACCGAACAGGGCTATCTGATGTTGGTCAAGTCATTCACGGATGATTTGGCGTGGGAAGTACAAAGAAAATTAGTTTCTTCTTATTTCAATGTACATCAAAGCGTCAACGATCAGTTATCTCCAGAATTGCAAGCATTGCAAGGACTTCTTAATCAGATGGTTCAAAAAGAACTTGCTGACAAGGAGAGAGACAGACAGATCGCCAAGGCACAGGAAACAGCACAGAAAGCCATTGAGACAACTGAACATATCAAAGAAGCAGTAAAACCTGTTCTCGATAATTGGCGTGATGAAATCAATGTTAAATTTAATCGTATTCAGAAAAGTGCATCTACACCATTTAATCTTTTACGTACAGAAATGTATTGTGAATTGGAACGTAGAGCAGGATGCGATTTGTCTACCAGATTAAGAAACCGTAAACAGCGCATGACCGGTTGGAAAATGGCTAAGTTAGCAGAAGAGGTGGAATCATGATTATAGCAAATGATTCAAAAGTGGATTTCATCGGCGAAGATACAGAAATGTGCCTTGACCTTGCAAATATCATCCGAGCTTTACGGTTCAGATTTGAACAGCACTTTGACGAGGAGACAGCAGAAATGCTGATCGCACAGTCTGTAGAGGATTCCCGAAGAAAAGAATCAGAGGTAATAGAGGATATGAAGCAGTTTCAGAAATCGGCTTCAAGAGGACTGACAAAAGCAATGCTATTTTAAATAAGAAGAAAGGAAAACGGATATGGGAGATTTTACAATTGCAGAAGTAGAAAAAATGTGTGAGGACTTAGGTGTTGGAGTCTTGATCAATGACGGTCATGTAGTCGGATTTGAAGTAGAAGAGGAATAGCCATGGATAACAGGCTAAGAAAAATTGAGAATGCCTTGATATCTATGGGAATAGAACCCAGTATGCGTGGATTCTACTATATCGTGGAACTGACTGTAGGAAAGATAATAAATCCGACAAAGAAACTACAGGATATGTATGACGAAATTGCATCTGAACATGGAATTACAGGCGGTTCAGTTCATAAAGTTGTAACACGCACAGTAGAACTTGCGGACTCAAGAACTCCTACCTACAAAAAGTATATCGGGAGTGAGTTCAAAACGAACAGCGGTTTTGTTTCCTTACTGGCATTCAACATCAGAAGGGAGCTGGAAGATGAACAGGATAACGCTATGCGGCAGGATGAATGAAAAACCTACATACAGCCACACGGTAGGTAAAATCAGATTCTACAGCTTTCATATGATTGTAAGACGACTAAGCGGATATGAGGACATTATTCCATGTATCGCAGAACAGGGGATTGCAAATCAGATTCAAAACGGAACGGTGCATAAAATAACAGGTGCTATCCATAGTAGACAGGTGTTTGACGGAAAACGGACGCACTTAGAGTTATTTGTCCATGTAGAATCTATATCAATGGTATTTGAAGCAGATGGAAACCACACAGAAATAACAGGTGTTATCGTCAAAAAACCAGTGTTCAGGCAGACCCAAAGCGGAAGATATATAGCAGAGTTGCTAGTGGTATCTTCCAGGAAGAATAGAAAAACGGATTGCATACCGTGTATTGTGTGGTCAGTAAATGCTTTATTTGCAAAGAATTTAGCAACAGGTCAGACAGTTACTATAAAAGGAAGATTCCAGTCAAGGCAGTATGAGAAAGACGGACGGACTAAGGCAGTTTACGAACTGTCTGGAAACGAATTGAAGTTAGGAGTGAGAACGTGGAAGATTTGATTAAAAGTAAATCCTGCGATACGGTCACTATTTCGCAGGAACGGTATGAGCAGTTAGTTGCTTTAGAGAGCAGAGTTGATGCAGCGGTTGACTATATCGTTAATACGGACTTTTGCAACGTAAAGACCGCATTAAGAATCATGGGATTTTATAAAGAAGCAAACAAGCAGGCAGAGAAAGAAAAGAAACTGTTTGATTCATCAGAAGGAAAGGAGTTTGACGATGTGTAAGGTAATTAGATTAAAGAAGCTGATTCTTGAAAATTTCATGATGTATTCACAGGCAGAATTTGATTTCTCGGAACTGACAAGAATTATGGGGAAGAATGGCAAGGGCAAGTCCAGTATTGTGAATGCCTACACATGGCTGCTTTTCAACTGTGACTATGAATTAAATGACAATCCAGCGGTTAGAAGAACAGTTGACGGCAAGAACGTAGACGATATGGACACAGCAGTCACAGCAGTGCTGGATATTGACGGTAAGGAAGTTACGGCTAAGAAAGTGCAGAAGCGTACATATGGTGAAGCAGTAAAAAATGGTATTGTTGTTGAAACCGTAAGCGATACTAATTCATACTACATTAACAGCGTTCCAAAAACATTAAAGGCGTTTAATGAGTACTTTGATGTAAATATGAAGCTGTTTAAAATGTGTAGCAATATCAATGCTTTTATCAACCAGAAACCTACGGAAATGAGAGAATTTTTGTTCCAATTTGTCGGTAAAATATCAGACATTGATTTTGCAAGTAGTAATTCTGAATTACATGAACTTGTTCCTTTGCTTGAAAAATACAAAGCAGATGAAATTCGGGCTATGAATCAGAAAGTAAAGAGTGATTACAACACAAATTCTAAAATTTTGGACGGTCAGATCAAGGAAAAAGAAAGAGATATTCAGATTAAATCCGACATTGACACAGCAGAACTTGTCTTACAGAAAAATGCATTACAGGAACAGCTTGAACAGAATCTTTACAAGCAGAACGGGAATGAAAACTTACTGGCAGAGTATGATAAGGCTACACAGGATATCATGCAGTTGCAAATGAAGCTGTCTGAAATGCAGAATACGGCTAACAGTGAATTAGAAGTACAAAGGGCAGAACTTAGGGCAACCATGATGAACAAGAGCGTTGAAATTAACAGTCTGAAATCCAGTATCAGGCTTGCAGAGAATGAAATTTCCAACAGCCATAAGAAGATTACAGAACTGACAGAGGAAAAGGCAAGACTGTGGAATACATGGAAAACTATCAAGGCAGAGAAATTTGACTCCAATACAGCTATCTGCCCTACCTGTCACAGAGAGTTGCCGGAAGAAGATGTTAAGAATCTCATGGAAACCTTTGAAAAGTCAAAAACTGATAGAATCGGTAAAATTGAGACGGACGGATTCAAGGTTAAAGGAGAAATTGAAAAAGAACAGAAGTTATTAAAAGATAAAGAACAGTCGTTATCTAATTTAAACGAAAATTTGAACACTGTAAATAAAGAATACGCAGAAATGACTGCAAAGGTAGAATCTATCCCACAGTATGTTGATATCCACGACAGGGAAGATTATAAGTCTGTACAGGCTGAAATTGTCCGTAAGGAAGAATTATTGAAGCAGTCAACGTCACTTTCAGATATTAAGAAATCTTTGAAACTGGAAGAATCTGAAATCAGATCGCAGTTAGTAGAGGTTGAAAAGAAAATAGCTTCTACAAATACGGAATCTGATGAAATAAGACTGGAAGAACTTAGAAATCAGAAAACAGACTTGGAACAGGCGAAAACGGATGCGGAGAAAATACTTGCACTGTTAGACCAGTTAGACAGAGCAAAGAATGAAGCTTTGACAGATGCGGTCAATAGCCACTTCTCATTAGTTAAATGGCAGTTATTTGACACAGCAAAGAACGGTAATTATAAATCCGTTTGCATACCTACTGTAGAGGGTAAATCAATTCTTACCACCATGAGCAACAAGGGCAACAGGATTTTGGGAAGAGTGGATATCTGCAATTCAATTCAGAAAATGTGTGGAATCAGCACGCCAGTATTTCTTGATGATTCGGAGTCACTTGACGATTATAACCAGGCAAAGGTTGCTGAAATGGTTGATTCACAGTTGATTATGCTGATTGTAAATGAAAATGAGAGGTTAGAGGTGGGTTAAATGGAAAGACTTACAGACAGCAAAAGAAATTCTGACGGTACAGCATCTTCTAAAGAATCGCTTATAGACATAGAGCATGACAGACCTAGTGCGTATTGTGGTGAGATTCTTACCAAACTGGCAGATTATGAGGACTTAGAGGAACAGGGCAGACTGTTAGATCTTCCATGCAAAATTGGAGACAGGCTGTATTGGATTGATTATGAGGACGATGACGGGAACGAAGGACTTTGCATTAAACAGTACAATGAGGACGAAAAAGTACAAGCTATTGGAATTGACAAAGACGGTGACATATTTGTAATGCTTGGAATTGATGAATTTTTTACAGCTCCAGATACAATCGGTTCTCAATATGCACTTCTCACACTGGAAGATGCAAATAAGATGTTAGCAGAAATGAAGAAGAATGAAAGTGAGGAATAATTATGGCAGATACAAAGCAGGCATTAGCAGAGAAAAAAGAATTTACAACATCATTAAGCCAGTGGTCGAATGAAATCACAGGACTTATTGCAAGAGATTATGAATCATGTGGGGTAAAATTTGATGATTATGCAAAAAAATGCGCAATGGAAGCTATGACAAGCATTTATACACTTGTTAAGAATGATGATAAGGCAGACATGAGGAGCATTGATACAAGCAACCTTAGACAGATTGTAGAGCAGTGTGCAAGCCTTAAACTGAATGCGAGCGCATATCCGAGAGAGTGTTACTTCCAGTTACGAAGCGTTAAGCAGGGAAATGAGTGGGTAAAGGTTGTTGAAATGGGTATCGAGGGAACAGGCTATGACTCATTACTTTCCAACTACGGAAAAGACATTGACAAGGTTTATCCGTTCTGGGTCATAAAAGAAGGAGACGAATATATACCGCCCAAGCATAAAGGTCTGGAAGTTACGCCCCCGGAATGGGAAGAAAAAGGATTGTCAAGTAAGGCTGTAAGAGTTGTATATCCTGTAAAACTTACAGACGGAACAGTAACATACCTTATGGCAGACAGAGACAGTGTTAAGGTCAACCTTTTAGCCCACGTCAAGCAAAACATGATGAATGCCACGTTTGGTATCTGTGAGGATAGATACAAGGCAACTCCGAAGCAGAAAGAGGAAATCAAGGCTAAGAAAAATGAAATCTTGGATGCTTTAAGAGCGTGTGCGACAGTGGATGATATGTTGCAGTGTGAAGTAGCCAGACCGTATATCAGCGGTGCATGGCTTGATACGCCAGAAAGCATGATTCAGAGGAAGATGTGTAACAATGCGACACGTAAATATCCTAAGAATTATGACCCTATGGCAAGACAGGCGCAGATTGAAATGGACAAAGTTTATCAGTTGGCACAGGAAGATATCGCAGAGAACGCCAACACAGTAGACTTCCCTGAAGAAACAGAAGCAATTGACACAGATGCAACAGAGGTGGAAGAAACACCTAGTTTTATGGAGGAATAGGGTATGAGATTAATTTCACAGGACGGAACATTGGATGTTCCTTATGAAATGGTAGTTATTCAGAGGTTTGAAGAGAAAATTTATTTTCTGAACCAAAATCTTGCAGGCGTTGAAGGAGTGACGAGCGATTGGGAGATTGCTGGATATTCTACGGAAGAAAAGGCAATTAGGGCTATGCAAATGCTTAGAGAGACATATATCGGTATGCCTATCGTAATGCAGAATGTTGATGTTTCAGAAAATGTGGCAAAGACATTTGAAACATTAAAGAAATGCGGTATTGTGGTGCGAGCAGAAGATCAACCGTCAAAAGTAGAATACATTAACAATGCTGTTTTTCAGTTCCCACAGGATGATGAAATCGAGGTGTAGTTAAAACGAAACTTAAATGTATTTCCAGTGGTTCACAAGGCAACTGCTACATACTAGCAGATTCCAACGGTAAATCCCTTATTCTTGATTGTGGTGTGCCGATTATGGATATCAAGAGAGGACTGGACTGGAATATCAGAAATGTGGTCGGGTGTGCGGTTTCACACACCCATAAAGACCACAGCAAAAGCGCAGACGCAATAGAGAAAATGGGAATCCCAGTATGGAAACCATATGAAGAAGAAAATCCGAAGATGCAGAAATACGGTAGTTTCACAATCCAGTGTTTCCAGTTGCCACATAACGGAACTACCAATTACGGATTTTACATCAAGGCAGACGGACAGAAGCTATTATACATGACAGACATGGAGTATTGCCATTACAGTTTTAGGAAACAGGCGGTAGATCACATGCTGATTGAGTGCAACTACATAGCGGATATGGTGGACATGGATATCCCAAATTACGAACATAAGATTCTGGGGCATTGCGAACTGGAAACTTGCAAGGGGATTGTAGAAACAAATAAGTCAGATGCATTGCAGAACGTCATATTATGCCACACAGCGAAAGAAACTTGCGATAAGGATAGAATTATTGCAGAGATTAAGAAAATCGTTCCTAGCGCAAATGTGAGCGTTGCACAGGACGGTATGGAATGGGAACTTAGAAATGCGGATGAATGTCCGTTTTAGAAGAAAGTGAGGGATTAAATCAATGAAATTGTATTTTTATACACTGAAAGAACCATATAATGGTAAACTATTTATTCAGTTTGAAGAGTGTGAAGCTGACGAGAAGCCCAAGACTTATTTGCTGCATGTACGCCCTAGAGATTTTTATTACAGACAAATAAGTAAAGAATATATTGGTAAACGAATGGGGAGCACTGTTATATTGCTTGAAAAAGATGATTTTCTTGCTAGAAGTATTTTCACTGAAACAATTAATAAAAAAATATCTGATGTAGAAAAACAGGTGAAATGGTTAAGAGAACAGTTAGAAGCAGTAGAGAAAGGAGACATACAATGAACAGTGTAGATATATCAGGAAGAATGACAAGAGAGCCAGAAGTAAGGTATGCGGCAGATAAGCCATTTGCAAAATTCTGCCTTGCAGTAAATCGCAGATTCAAACAGGACGGACAGGCAAATGCAGATTTTATCAACTGTACAGCATTTGGAAAAATGGCTGAATTTGTGGAAAAGTACGGAAGAAAAGGCGTAAAGTTTGAAGTTCATGGCAGATGGCAGACTGGAAGCTATAAGAACAAAGACGGTAACACTGTTTATACAAACGACTGTATGGTTGAATCAATCGAGTTTGCAGAAAGTAAGAGCAGCAGCATTGAACAGGAAAACGGAAGTGCAGTTCCAAGTGGGGATGGGTTTATGAATATACCAGACGGAATAGATGAAGAATTACCATTTAACTAAAAGGGAGCGTGATTTATCTTGCAGAATCCAAGACAGAGATATGCAATAGAATCAAAGAACCGTAAACGGTTACTGGAAGTAAACCCTGGCCTTACGGATGAAAGCGGTATCTATTTTCTGACAAGAACTGATGAAAACGGCTTTCGATATGCTTATATCGGGCAGGCAGTACATATTTTGCAGAGATTAGCAGGACACCTTGTAGGGTATCAGCATATAGATTTATCACTCAAAAAACATGGACTATATTCGATTGAAAATCCTTACGGTTGGAAGATAGGATTTATGCATTTTCCAGTTAACCAGTTGGACGAGAAAGAGCAGTATTACATCAAAATGTACGCTGACAATGGTTATCAGCTTAGAAACAAAACTTCTGGTAGCCAGGGAGAGGGAAAAGCGCAGATTGATGAGTACCGACCGCAAAAAGGCTATCGTGACGGAATCAAGCAGGGCAGAAAGAACCTTGCAAGGGAATTATCCAGTATTGCAGATAAGCACCTTACGATATCTGTCAGAGCTGATAAGCAGGGTAATAAGGTATCGGAAAAGCAGTTTGAGAAATTTAAGGAATTGTTGAAAGAGGGTGAAAGCGATGGAGATTGAAACTATTGATATTGAAGTTCAGGATTATGTCAAGAAGCTCGTGAACGTAGTTGCTAAGACAATGGTTGATTCATTTGAAAATCTGACTATTGAAGATGTAAATATGTTTAAGTTGGGCTATAACAAGGCTGTTGATGACACTATAAAAGCTATCAAGGAAGAATATGCTTTCACAATCTTAGAAGAAGAAAAGATTGACGAGATAGCAAAACGGTTAAAGGAGTGTTGACAAAAATGGACATTCTTAACGAAATTATTTCTCTTTTGAAGAGAAATTTTCCAGAACGTATACAGATGTTTAGCAATAGAGGCATTTCTCATGATGAAAAACTCACGATCTATCAAAAAGATGGAGTTATTGTAGATTGGTGTCCTTATTATGAATACGTAGAAATTTTAGGATTACCAAAAAAGAGATTTTGAAATAATAGAAAGAGAATGTGGAGACAACGAATAGGAAAAGGAGCGTTGAAAATGTACAATAAATTTCAACAGGTTTACGACTACTACGGTAGAGTATTCAGAAAAATTCAATTAGACACAGGAACACCACCAAAAAAATACGGTCAGATGCTTTCTTACAAGAAAGGAAAAGGTAAAAAGCATGGAAGATAGATATCTGCATAAGGGGAAAAAATCCGAAGCGAGGTTAAGAGAATTGAGAGGTGGAGAAAATGGATAAATTTCTTAAAAGCGTAAGCGAACGTGACTTTGATAGAAGAATATCGGAAGTTGTTGAAATGCTTGAGGAAAAACAACTCTACGGAACTATCAGTTTGATAAAAGATTTGAAATATTACCTTGACTTAGCTACAAAAGAAAAGGCGCACACTTGTAACTGCCAACATAACAGCAATTCAAAAGATAAACAGACCAATGCCGACAGGATAAGGAATATGTCAAATGAAGAGTTGGCAGAGTTTCTTTGCAAAGTAAAATCAGATTATCAGTGGATGGAACATGAATTTCCGAGTGAAGAAGAACACGGCGAGTGGGAAGATTGGCTTCAATCAGAAGCGGAATAGGAGAGAATGTGGACGGACTAATTATCAAAAAGAAATGGTTAGACCTTATTGTTAGCGGTAAAAAGACCCTTGAAATAAGGGGTAGCAATACCAAAAACCAAAACGAAACAATCTATTTACTTGAAAGTGGAACACATAGAGTGGTTGCAACAGCTGTCATTAGTTCCACATATCCTGTTTCGTGCTCTGATTGGTCAGAAGAAAGAGAGAATCATTGTGTTGATATTTCTTATGCTGATTTGAAGAAAAGATATAAAACCCCTTATGCATGGGTATTATCCAAAATCAAACCTATTGAGGATATATGGTATTACGAACACCCACAAGGGGCGGTAATATGGGTTAAGGACGTGCAACCGATTGATGAAATGTGTGACGAAAGAATCAGATATGGTTATTAGCGGAATAGGAGAGAATATGGAAGATAGATATCTGTATAAAGCTAAGACAACTCCAAAAGAAAAAGGAGAATTTAACAATGTTTGGGTTACTGGAAATCTTATTGTTTCCAATGGAAAGTATTACATACATCCTGTGGGCAATGTTGTAAATGTTAAGAATGAGATCGGAAGAATAATTGTGATGCACGAAGTAATTCCAGATACAATCTGCCAATGCACAGGATTAAAGGACAAGAACGGCAATCTGATCTGGGAAAATGATATTGTAAAAGATGAACACGGAAATCTTTACAAAGCATTTTGGCAGAACAATTATTATCAGTTCTCTTGGATTTGCGTCAAATCAGATGTATTTTCAATCGGTGCCAAGTGGGATTTATGGAGCTTTAAGAGCTTTGAAATTGAAGTTATCGGCAACATTTTTGACAATCCCGAACTTTTACATTAATTAAGACAAAGAACTTGAAGTAAGGAAGTGATTAGTACGGCAGAACGAAGAATGTTCACGAAGAAGATAACAGAAAGTGATGCGTTCCTGGAAATGCCAAGTAGTACGCAGATGTTATACTTTCACTTTTGCATGAATGCGGATGATGACGGATTTGTGAACAACCCGAAGAAGATTCAACGGATGTGCGGTGCTTCTGATGATGATTTTAGGCTGTTGATTGCGAAGTCATTTGTACTGACATTCGACAGCGGAATAATCGTGATAAAGCACTGGAAGATGCATAACTACATACAATCTGACCGATACGTGCCGACTGATTACACAGATGAAAAATCCATGTTGGGATTGAAAAAGAATAAGGCATACACGTTTGATGAATCTAAAATGGTTACAAGGTGCATACAGGATTCCAAGAAGAAAGAGAAAAAGACTGCTTATAACAGGAACAGATTTAATTGTAAAGAACAGAACAATTACGATTATGGCAAGATAGAGGAAGGCTTGGGAATAACATGAATGTGAATGATTTACCTGTTGGTACACCGATAGACTGCAATAAGAACGGAAAAATCGGTCAGAAAGAGAGGTAAGAATGAGACGAACAAATCTTAGCGTTTATGGATTTATTGAAAGTTGGTGATGTTAATGGGTGTAATCGCAGACAAATTAAGAGATTTGCAGAAAGCATACAAAGAAAATGACTATGCGGAATACGAACAAATACTTGATTTTGCCATTGAAATTGCAGAGACAGAAGAAAATAAATGCTGTGAATGGAAGATTGTTGATACACCACATGGAATGCCTATTTACAATACAGGCTGTGGAAGAATAAGGCTTAGTTGTGCGACAGGCATTGACATTTACTGCAATGCTTGTGGCAGAAAAATAAAGATTGTTAATGATAAGAAAGCGAGTGAGAACAATGAGCAATAAGTTGCACAAAATACCACATTTTAACACTTATGATGATATAAGAGCTGAAATGCAAAAAGATTTACAATACAGGCTTGAAAATAGAACAGATAAAACATCTCTTGGCAGACCTTTATATTATCGAATAAATGTACAGTTGATATTGACACAGGAATGTCCTTATAACTGTCCGTTCTGCTTAGAGAGAAAGAACCCTATGCAGGGTGACAATGATTTTAAGGCACAGATTGAGTCATTAAAAAATATACTGTCGGAACATCCCAATGCGAGACTTACAATTACAGGTGGTGAGCCAGGGCTATATCCTAACCACGTTTCACAACTTATTGATACATACAAAAAGCACAGCAATAATGTGTTTTGTTCAATAAATACTTCTGGATATTCCAAGAATATTAACGGATTAGCGCATATAAATCTTTCATATAACGAATATGTGCATAAAAATCCTAGCATTTTCCCTAATTGCACAGTTCAGACAGTAGTTGAAAATCCAACAATTGAGTATATTAAAGATTTTATGGAAATGGAAGCTGATAATTTTTCATTCAGATTTTTAAGTGGACTCGAAAAGAAAGATTATCCTGTAAAAATATGGAATGATTTACAGAACGACAAAGAGATTGATATATCAACTTTTAGAATTGGTGACTTTTTTGTGTACGCCACATTCAACTATAATGGCAAACACGCAAGATTGACATTAGGAGATATGTGGCAGCAGAGAAACAATGATTACAAAGATGGGTATTCAAATATTATTATTCAT